CCACCATTCGTACATTCACACGAACTATTTTCTATTCTCACTGGATTTGTGAGGATCGGGAGTTGTTCGGCGTAGTTATATTGGATTTCTATGTAGTCATTGCATATGAAAACCGCCCTGACGAGAGACGTGAGGAGTATATTTTTATACTTCTCCGTCTCTTTTGCTTTTTGACCAATTTTTTCGAAGAAATAGCAAATCTTTTCTTCCGTCAAGGAGCCGCTTTCCTGGAGCAGTTTTGCTTTTGCCAGCTCATCCCTCAATGCGGCTAGAATGCGTTCATTTTCGCTTAGAGAGACGGACACGGCATCGGATATAATTCCACTCTCAATAGCCCTCACGCAGTTCTGCACCTTTTTAGAAACGTCTGATATACGGTTTTCGAGCGCCTGCACTTCCAGTGATGCGCTGGTGCCGCCTTGCAGCTTAACTGCCTGACGAGCGATCGCCTGCACAGCTGCCTTATTTGAGATGATTTCATTGGTTTTGCTGTATATCAAGTCTTCGAGTACATCTGCACGAATGTTTTTCGTTTCGCAGTATGGATAACGACTGCTCTTGTGGTGGTGGGAGCAGGCATAGTAGTAGTATTTGGCTCCCATGCATGATTTACCTGATGTACCGGCGACTTTCGAACCACATGCGGCGCAGAAGATCTTCCCTGACAACAAATATTTACCGTTGGTCCTATATGGATGTTTTTTCATTTTCTTTACCTTTGCCTGTGCGAGATAGAAAGTATCTTTTGAAACAATAGGGGGGATCAGATCGTCTTTTCGGATATCCTTCCACATGAATACGCCGATATATCTCTCATTATGCAGGATGTAATACACCCGGCTTCGAGAAAATTCTTTTCCCGCATTCGTGGTGTATTTTTTATTATTCAATTCCTGCACGATACGGGGCACTGACATCCCATCCAGAAACATCTGGAACACTGCACGGACGATGGGCGCTTTCTCTTCATCGATTATCAGACGGTTCTCCTCATCCAGCTTGTACCCCAAAGGGATATTGCCGCCCGGCCATTTCCCTTCCAGTGCGCTCTGGGTCATGCCGCGTATGACATTTTCAGAGAGTTCGGCAGAGTAGTATTCAGAGATCCCCTCAATGACAGATTCGAGAAGGATACCGGCGGGATCATCGCTGATATTTTCCATGGCAGAGAGTAACTTTACTCCCTGCTTTTTTAATTTGTGCTTGTAATTCGCGGAATCATACCGATCGCGGGAAAAACGGTTCAGCTTGTACACAATGACGTACTGAAATGTATGCGTGGCGGCGTCGCGGATCATCATCTGAAAACCCGGACGCTTATCTGAACGTCCAGTAAGTGCCCGGTCCGTGTAAATGTTTATGATGTTGAATCCATTGCGTTTGGCGTAGTCCTGACACACTCGAATCTGCCCTTCGATGGATTCTTCCCGCTGACGGTCAGATGAGTAGCGGGCATAGATAACGGCGTCTTTCATTTTCGTCTCCATAGCACACTATAAATTTATCTTGACATGCTAAGAAGTCCGCTAAGCGGACTTCTAGCTACATTTTTCTGCGAACTTCTATAACCTTTCCAACGATTCTTACGGGCAGTTGTTCTATCTCCTCGTTAGAAAAAAATTTAGGCGGAAAAACATCTTGATTAAACGCTGTTAGCATAATTCCATCTTTGCTTTTGTGAATTTGCTTACAAGTGCCTTCATCCCCATCAATCATAACGACGGCGATATCTCCGTCATCGACGTCTGGCTGAATACGGATAATAACCCAATCGCCTTCTTCGATTTTCGGCTCCATGGATTTTCCAACAACTTTAAGACCAAACACCTTACCCCATGCTTCTTTGGCTTCAATATAAAGCTCGCCTTCTATGTTTTGTTCACAAAATATGGGCATACCACATGCTACCCTCCCAACAATCGGAATTTTAATCTTCCCAGATACTCCGTCATATTCAGGGATGAAATCAAAAATACTTGAATGTAAAGCTTGTGAAAGTTTGTACGCTAACGGAAGTCGCATGGAGTTAATTTCACCATTTTCCCATCTTGAAATTGTTGCGTCCGAAACGCCAACCTTTGCCGCCACCTCCTTTGTTGTCATGTGTAAATTCAGCCGTTTTTCTTTGATAATTTGCCCGACTTTTGACATATTTCATGCTCCTCCCTATAACATATTGGTCTTTCATTCATAGTATATTCTTTTTACTGCAAAAAAGCAATGAAACCAGTCTAAAAAGAAAAGAAAAACTGCGAAAATGCATTGACTGACGCAGCACTAAATGCTATAATAATCTACGTAAACGCAGAGTGGAAAGGAGGATAATCGTGGAACAGTCCAATAAAATACGCGCAGCCTTAATGGAAAAAGGCTATACGATAGCCTCATTTTCCAGAAAGATCGGCGTATCCGAATCGGCACTTAGAAGGAAAATCGAAGGGAAAAGCGACTTTAGAATCGGAGATATTCGTAAATTTGTAGATGTATTAAAACTTAAACAAAATGATGTTTGGGAGCTTTTTTTATTCCCTGAAATCTACGCAAACGCAGAAAGTGAGGGCAAAAAAAGATGGAAAGCCTGATTGATTTCATTTCACGGTTCGTTGCCGAAAATCATGAGGACTTCGAAAAGTGGAAGGCAGAGAAGGAGAAAAGGAATGAAATTGAAAAAGTGGGTTAGGACGACTGGTAAAGTTTTCACGGCTGGCATTTTTGTTGCCGCATGCGTCACGGTGCTTGCCATTTCTCCTGATACGGAGATTGTCGAATACCGCTGCACAGTTGATGAAGGGCAGTCTCTTTGGGATGTGTGCGCGAAGGTTGCGACGGACTACGATGACTTGTCTGAACTTGTATATCGCACACAAGTAGAGAACCACCTGACAGATAAAGATCTGGGAGCACTTCGTCCAGGGATGGAGATTGTTGTCCATCCAAAAAGGCTGGTGAAACCATGAAAAAGATGATGATAGAGATCTGCGGACAAACTGCGGAGATTACGCAGAAGAACTGTGCGAGAGTTGACGAGGCGATCGCGCTTCGGGCGCTCCTTTTGCGTGTGAAGGAAAATCTTCCGAAGTCTTACCTTGAGAGGTATCTCGGGGTGAAGTTCGTGGAGAATGAAGATGAATGAAATTAGGTGGGATGCGTCCGGCGGATCTGTCTCTCCGACGGAGGAACCCGGTGTTTCCTGCCTGAAACCATTCCTCATGACAGAGAACCGCTTTCTGGATGCAATCATCCAGAAAATCAAGAGCGGCCGATATGAGTTCGTATTCCGGAAAAAGAAAAAAACAAAATCGCTCACCGCGAACGCCTATATGTGGGTTCTTTGCGATGAAATCGCCCGCGTGCTTCAATCCACGAAGGATGAAGTGTACAAGCAAGCCGTCGCAAATGTCGGGTTCTTCTTTCCGGGCTCTTGCGAAAACGGCGCGTTCGCAAGGTGGTGTGCGGTGTGGGAATCACAGGGGGCTGGCTTTTTTTGTAAGGTCACGCACGAGGGCACGGAACGCACGGAGTACAACGCCTATGTAGGCTCATCCCAATACACGCAGGAAGAGCTCTCTCGGCTCATTGAAGAGCTGGTGGCAGAGGCGGAGAATTTGGGCATCGACACAAAGGCGTCCCGCGAATGCCGGGCGCTGATTGCTTGGAAGGATTGACCATGAGTAAAAGAACACGATTAACCCCGCGCGGCTATCGCCTGATCTGTTCTCTGGTGGATGAGCGGGCGAGCGTGGGGACTGGGTGCCCGCACTGTGAATGGTGCGGACGGACGGATCGCCCCTTGCAGCACCATCATATCCGCTTCCGTAGTGCCGGAGGCAGTGACACATTGGGGAATCTCATTCTCCTGTGTGATGTGTGCCATAGGGACTTGGCTCATGGCGTCAAAGAGAAGGAATACGCCGAGGCATTCGTCAAGTATCGGATGCACAAAAAACCGATACTCGATTTCAATATCAAGACGAAGGCGGAAGCCGTGCATATTTACGAGAAATACAAGAAGAAATGAGGCGAAACAATGAGCGATTTCTACTCGAAAGAGAATTTGAAAAACAGCACGTTTCTTCCGTATCCAATGGAATTCGTTTTTAACCCGGTATTAAGAGCAATTCCTGCGCAAGCGAAGGAACTTTACGCCGTTCTAAGGTACAGGATCAACCTTTCTGCTCGTAATAATGATTTCTGCGATGAAAAGGGCCTCTTCGTACTTTACAACCAAAAAGAGCTTGAAGAGCAGACGGGTATGGCAGAGCGGACCATTAAGTACTGGTTTTCGTTGGCCAGAAAAAATTTTCTGATTGAAACAGTAAGACAGGCACCGGGCTTACCACAAAAAATTTACGTGGCGAATATTGACTACGTTATCCGTCGCCTTGCGGGGCAAGATGTTGCCCCACAGAGGTGCAATACCGTTGCCCCTCTGTGGTGCAATACCGTTGCCCCACAGAGGTGCAATACCGTTGCCCCACAGAGGTGCAATACCGTTGCACCTCTCTATAGGGAAGAGAGAATACATAGAAAGAATACAGGAGAAGAAGAAACTAAAAGAAATGATTTTGGTTCATCCAGTGAACAATTTCGTGTCTTTGCGAATGGCAATTCTGAACTTCTGAATGCACTTTATGGATGGGAAGAGGCAAGAAGTGATAAGAACGGCCGACACGTTCCTTTGACTTCGCGAGCGGCGCATATCGCCCTCATGAAGCTTCAAAAGTTATCCGGGGGAGATGTTCAAATGATGATTGCCATTCTTGACCAGTCAACCATGTGCGGGTATCAAGGGCTATTTGAACTAAGGCAACACCCTGAAAAGAAAGAATCAAAGGCGCAGGCCATTTACAAAGCATTGGAGAGTTTGTGATGAGAGAAAAACTAAAAAAGGGGATCGCCGTGCTTGGTTCGGCATATGACTTTTTCACAGAGGAAAAGTCCATTACCTACTATGCGAACTTACAGGACTTACCTGAGGATGCGGTTATCGCTGCTATTGGTCAGCTGATACGCACGGAAGACAAATGCCCTTCTATCGCAAAAATTAGAGGGAGAGCGAAGTCCCTTCTGGATACTGCGCAGGGGGAACATAAACTTAGTGCGGGTGAGGCGTGGCAGAAATTCTACGACGCCTGCATTCACGCCAATTATTTCCGTAGAACTCGAATGCACTTCAAGGAAGCCGCACTCGAAAGAACGGCATCTATGTTCACTGTAGAGGAAATTCGATTCGCAAGCGATAAGGACCTCGAGTGGAAGAGGCGGTCGTTCTTGGCAGAGTATGAACGCCAGAGAGGGGCGGCCGTACAGGAGGCAGAAAATGCAGCTCTTATTTCCCGAAACCCGCAACTGCAGGCGCTTCTGTCTGGGTGTTTGAAATTAGGAGGCGGGAAATGAATCTGGCAGTGGCAGCGGGGGAAATCGTCGGTATGCCGAGAGTGTTCTCGGTGTCGGACGGAGCGGAGCAGGTGGCTTTATTCCGACTGGACGCCGACGGAGAGGATATCCCCATCAGCGTCCCGCTGATGGGGACGAATACGAAGGTGGATGAGCTGGAACCAGGAGCGCACGCCTTCATAAGAGGCACGCTGCGGTATGGGCGTTTCATCGACGCGAAGGGGCAGTGGGAAGTCACTAGAGGCATCGTCGCGAGCAACTTCGACTTGATCGATGCTCGCTTTGAAGAAAATAAAGAGAAAGCCAAAAAAATTTTGGAAGGAGAGAAAAATGAATAATTTCTGCTTTTTTACCGGGAATTTACCGAGAGATCCAGAGGTCAAAATGACCTCAAACGGAAGGTGCATGGCACGGTTTACCGTTGCCGCTAACGAAATTGTTTATGACCAGAACGGTGGCGGGAGCAGGCAGATTACAAACTGGGTGCCGATCACTGCTTGGGGAAGAGTGGCAGAGGAAGCTGGCAACTTCCGAAAAGGGGATAAGGTAAGCGTGTGGGGGAGGTTTACTTCTTCTTCGTATCAGGATCGGACCGGAGAGAAGCGGACGTTTTACACGATAACCGCTGATGGCGTGCATCTTATCTTCAAAAAACACGAAGATAATGCGCCAAAAGGTGATTTTAATCAGTTTGGTAATGAAGTGCCGCCAGCGGAAATCCCGCCTGCGGATATGCCGTATTGAGGAGGAAAACATGACAGAGTATACAGCCTTTGTAGCCGTCAGAAGAACGGCTGATACCGTTCATACAAAAATCGAGCTCAATCAGCATGCGAAACTTGAAGTCGATATGCTCATCGCATTCGAGTTTCTTAGAGCCGTACTTGACAGAGCAGAGGGGACAGGAGCGCTGGTAAAGCCGTTCAAAGAAACCGTCAAAAGCATGCTGGATGAATTTGTGAATGCGGATACAGAAGGACGAGATGCGAAAATGAATAGATTCGTCGAAGTTCACGATATTTTGGGAGAGGAGGAACAGGAATGAGACGTTTTGAAAGGATCGACGTGCCGCGTGCGAGAGATGCGGCTTTGCCGAAACGCGCCACGGCGCATTCGGCTGGGTACGACTTTGTAGCCCCGAATGACATCATCGTCCATGCGGGCGGGAGTTTCGTTGCGACGCTGAAAACGGGCATTAAAGCTCGCATGGAGCCTGACGAATTTCTGATGATATGCATCAGAAGTTCGCTGGGGATCAAGTGGGGGCTGGCGCTGGCGAATGGCACGGGCATCATTGATGCGGATTACTACGGTAACCCTAACAATGATGGAGAAATCTGCATTGCTCTTGTAAATCGGGATCCCTATCGCGATGTGAAAATTCACAAAGGGGATCGAATCGCGCAGGGGATCTTCATGAAGTATCTGCTCGCAGAGGATGACAAAGCGGCTGGTGAACGTACTGGCGGAGTAGGGAGTACAGGGGACTAGATATGAATTTGACAGAAAATAGCGTAAAGCCGGGCTGCCGGTTTATTAAAAAATCTGATAACACCATGGTCACTGTGGACAACGTGGCTGATTTTGAAAAGAAGTACACGAAAAAACCCGTGGGAATCGTGGTATTTCACCAGACCGGCAAGTGGGGAGAAAGCCGGTGCATGGCCATTCCGATGAGAGAATTTGTATCGCAGTTCCAGACGGAGGTGGTAAATGATGACGGATTATCTGGTTGATGCTCTGTACGGTCTAGGCTTGGTAGTCAAATGTTTCGCAATAGTTGTCTTCTTTATGGCGCTCTTCCTTGCGTTAAATGAAAGCAGCAAGAGCCATTGATTTTTTTCTTAATGTGTCTGCACCCAGATCGTACATGACATTCAGCACATTGGCGGAGCGATACTTGAGGCTCTATGTGATTTCGTACAGTGGAAGCACATCGAGATGGCGCTTGTGTGAGTTACTTGGCGTTGATCCGGGAGATATGGCAACTTTAAAAAACTGGTGTAAAAGAAGAGTTGTTGCGGGGAAGTGAAAATGATTACATACCGGGGGATGCACGCAAATACCGTTGAAGAAGCGTTAAGCCTCTTCGGCGAGGCAGAAACTGTATACATTGCTGCAAATTACGATCCGTTCATAGCGGAGGCTAGACACCATGCCAGAATCCGAAAAGTGAAAGAGCTCATGCAGAAGGAAGTTTTCGGGTATAAGATAGTAGATAAAGATTATGTTTACAGAGGAGAAAAGTATCACGATCATCACATAGATTTATATTTGTAAGGAGTGGCCAATGTGTTTAAATCTGAAAGATACCCGACAATGAATCGTGTGAGACATATGCTTAGAGAAGCTGGGTGTTTTGTGCGCTACATGAAGCCGTTGCACACGGACAAAAGGTTTTTAATGAAGCTGCGTGCTTTGAAGTTAGAACGCCGCGCAAAGAGGTGACAGATTATGCTGCTTAGAACATTGCTTGATGTTACAGACGCAGACATTGCGTTGAAGTGCGGAAACACCGTTACGCACTACTATACATGCCCAGAGGTGGAAATTCCACTTGAGCTTTTGAATCACGATGTGATCGCAGTCAAGCCGTTTTCAAAAAAGGAAATTTTGCTTGTGGTGAGTGATAAATAAAACATGTAAAGGAGAACAAAATGGAAGAGATTAAGCTTAACGGACAGTACGAGAAAGAAGACGGCAAAAGAATTATGTGTCTCATCAATGAAATCAAGCTCAGAAGTATGAGACTTGCGAAAATCGTAGACGAAATCGACATGCCGATAATCGCCAATATAATGGCGATGAGACTTTGCCAGTATGCAGCCGAGAAAGAAGTCGAACGCAGCGCAAAAGAGGTGGGAGGACTTGAAGACAAGTTTCTCCAGGCGTTGATGCTTGCCGAACGCGATAACACGCTGACAGTAGAAGAAATTTTGGGAACAGCCGAAGTAAAAGATGAAGGCTTCGACAAGATCGCCATCCAGAACAAAGATGGGTTGATCCTGTACTACGGAGACAGAAGTGCGGGTATCCCCGAAAAATTCAAGAATGCACACGTGGACCGTATGTACTTTAATGATGACGGGGAATTAGTTATTACCTTAGCGAGTGATAAATAAAGGACTGGGAAATTTACCAAGAGGAGGAAGTCATCAAAAAATGAATTTGTGCGATGTCTATATAGAAAAGATTATCGAAGTAAGAACATACGATAACTATATAATCGCAATCCTTGATACTGATTGCTGGGGATGCAAACGGAAAGGAGAAAGGGTATTTTTCTCAAAAGAGGAATGGGAGAAAGCGAAAAAAGACGGCAAGTATCTTGCTTAGAAAGAGGAGAACAAAAGTGATTACGCTTGGAAGTCTGTTTGACGGTATCGGAGGGTGGCAGCTTGCGGCGGTGAAGAACGGCGTAAAGCCGCTTTGGAGCAGTGAGATCGATCCATTTCCTGCGAGCATTACAAAAAAACATTTCCCAGACACGATTCAGCTGGGTGATGTAACGAAAATCGATGGCGCGGAAATTGCGCCGGTAGACATCATCTGTGCAGGAAGTCCATGCCAGGATCTATCTATAGCAGGTAAGAGAGCAGGGCTTGAAGGGGAGAGGTCAAACCTTTTCTACCAGGCAATGCGAATCGTGAGAGAAATGAGAGGAAAAACGAATGGAGTATACCCAAAATTCTTTGTTTGGGAAAACGTCACAGTGGCATTCTCAAGTAATAGAGGGCGTGACTTTCAGTCTGTGCTTGAAGAAATCGGACAGACCGATATTCCAATGCCTCGTGGTGGAAGATGGGCAAGAGCCGGAATGGTTAGAAGCAAAGAGTGCGGAATCGCATGGAGAACGCTCGATGCTCAATTTTGGGGCGTCCCCCAGCATCGTGAGAGAATCTTCCTTGTCGCAGGTTTTGGAAAGTGGGGGGGTACGTCCAGGTACTCTTTAACCCCGAAAGCGTGCGAGGGAATACTTAGACGAGTTAAGGCAAAAGGGAAAAAACTTCCCGAATTGCTGGAAGCGGTTTTGACATGGCAGGCGCATGATGGAGGCTGAAATTTTCCCTACGAAAAGCTATACCGAGATAAAATCGTGGCTCCCCGCAAGTACGCTGAAAGCGGTAGGTGGATCATATGGAGGAGGAAGTGAGAACTACATTGTGGAAACAAAGATTTACGAGAATCATCGCAGAGACGCGAGATATGGGGAAACGGAAACCGCTCCAACATTGACAGCGCAAATGGGAACTGGCGGAGGGAATGTGCCGCTGAAAATTGAAAAGGGCGTGTGTCTGTGCCAGGGAATAGGAATGTCAAGAAATGGTCCGATCTGCAAAGAGAAAACGGCTTTTACACTGACAAGCGTCGATAGGTACTGCACGCTTGGCGATGTTTACATAACAAGTCACAGCAGCGGCCACGCAACAAAAGTTAATTCAACTGCGTTTACGCTATCTTCGTGCGATTACAAAATGCCTCAATCAGTATTAACCAGCGAGGCGTTCGTTCGACGGCTTACGCCGCTCGAGTGCGAGAGGTTGCAGGGGCTTCCTGATAACTGGACGGCATATGGAAGTGACGCAAAGAGATACAAAGCTATTGGGAATGGCATGGCACAACCTTGTGCAGATTTCGTAATAGAGAAATTAGCGGAAGTATTGAGAAAGGAGTAATAGCATGATGTATTTTAGCCAGCTTGTAAGCACTATGATGAACCCGGTTATACAAGTTGCGGTAGTAGAAGACGGCGGAGCGATTGAGTATACAGGCGAGTTGTTCGATCTGCCATTCTGCCGTTTCAGAGAATGGCACGATTTCAAGGTGGTTGACATCACGCCGATGTATGCGGAAAAAGAGCAGAAACCGTTTTTGCGGATTGAGATTGATTATGCGGGAGGAAAGAAGAAATGAAACTTAGAGAATTGGTGGAAAAGATTGATAACGATGCCCCTTTATTTATAGTTTGGGGCCCTAACGCTGAAGCTATATTCAAAAGAGAGCACGATCCTGACGTTATTCCAGAGAACTTATTGAAAATGGAAGTCGCAATAGTTTTCAATGAATTTAACTCCCTGCATATACACGTGAAAAGGAATTCGAGGAAGGGTAGCTTTAGAGAACTGCTTAACTGCCTTCATGATTACGAATATATCGACGTGTACGTCGGCAACCGTGATGGCGCGAAAGAAAAAGTATATTCTGGCCGAGTTGCACTTTGCACCAATTATAAATATGACAATTATCTAGTAAAAAGAATTAGTCCTCATAGGTCTGAATGGGGCGATAAACTCGAAATAGAGATAGAACCAGTGCGAAGAGAAGAGGAAGACACGCAGGAGGGAAGAAGAAATGAAACTGATTGATTTATTAAGCGTCATCCCTGATGAATGTAAAATCGGCATTGCGCACCCTGAAGATCAGAGGCATGGAGTTATTGGGTATAAAGATGACGCTATCACGCGATTTGCATACAGGAACAAGCTCATTAAAGAGCAGGTAGAGAACATGGATGTAAGACACGTTTACCCAGCTGCCGATGTACAGGGGGCCGATACACAGCTGTTTGGGATAGATACACTACCGCTTTATGTCAGTCTCGAAATCATAATAGAAATAGAGTAGGAGTTGGTGAAAGAATGTACCTTGAGAAATTAACGAGAGAAGACATAGAAGAGCTGGAAAAAGTTGTCATGGGTTGCGATTCTTTTGACCGCAAGCAAACACAAATTCATATCGACAGTAACCAAAATTTATATGTTACGTTTTGGGAGGAAATACCGCCCGATGACGATGAACCGGAACAAGAAAAATGTTATGCGGAAACGAGGTATGTATATTATGACTTTGAACCGCCTGACATTTGCGACTGGGAGCCTTTCGATCCATCAGAGATAAATGCCGCATACTTCAAGTGGATGCTTAACAAGTTCGGTGAGAAATACATTAAAGACTATTTTGAGTATCACACCGGTGTAAGCGTGTAAGGGGAAGGAACGAACGGAATGAAGGAAGAGATCGTAAATAATCACGAATGGTACGAGACGCTCGACATGCTTATGGAAGAGTGCGGGGAAATGATTCACGCATGCAACAAGTTCAAACGTGCGTGCGGAATTGGATATCCGACTAAAACAACATGTGACGAAGCGAGTGAATCGTTCGATCAGGCAGTTGCGGATTGCCTCAATGCTTTATATTCCGCAATGTACGACATGAACGTAGATGGCGATAAGATCGAAAGGCTGATAGAAGCAGCGGACGAAAGGATGGTAGAACATGAGAGAACTCATTAAACAATATACGGTATCTATATGCAAAGAAAATGGATATATTCAGATTGTCACAAAAGACGACGACGGGAATATGTGGCCCTGTGAGCTCGAATTTTTAGTGAAGGCAATGATTATGGATAGTAAACATCACTGCCCAGCGTCGGCGGAGCGGATCGCTGAATTCGCAAAGATGAGCGATGAAGAGCAGGGGGATAGACTGAAATGCGCATTCGAGAGGGGGGCTATCCATGTGTGATGAAGAATTTCATGCAGGAGACCGCGTTATGTTTGAGAACTGGGTTGGGCAAGTAATCAGGGGGCGAATTTGTGCGGTGAATGACGACGGCACTTATGTTGTCAGAGATGAGGAGGCGCTGAATACTTATGCGAGAATTTTAAAAGATGAGCTGTCTCTCATGGAAGACGAAGGTTCGTCTGCGGTGACATTCAAGAAGTTCAACGATGAGGCGATCAATCCGTCGTATTACAAGGACGGGAAGTATGAGTGCTTCGATGTGGCGATGGCAAGAATTCGGGAAATGGGACTTTCAGGCATGGAGGCAGCCATGTTCTTTAATGTTTTTAAGTATTTGTGGCGCTATAAGGTGAAGCATGCGGATAACCCGCGCGAAGATCTGGAAAAGGCGGAGTGGTATCTTAGACAGCTCATTGTTTGCGTCACGGATAAAGCAAAATAGCGAGGTGGATCATGACAGCGGACGAGTATTTCGACAAGATAAAAGCGGTTCAGAAGCGGCGCGCTTCGCTGGAAAGAGCCATTAAAGAAGAAAAGAACCGCATATATGATATCTCTGGTATTGATCCGTCAAAGGAGAAGGTGTCCGGCGGGCGCACTTTGGATATTGGCGACAAGTTGATACAGCAGGATGAGCTTCTGACCGCGCTTTACAAGGAGTTAAGTTTCGTTCAGTCCATTCTTGGAAACTGCATGGAGAGAATCGACGGGTTGCTGGATGAGAACGGGAAGAAAGATTTCAAAACGGCAGATGTTTTGCATAACTTCTTTTTTAGCGGGAGGGCATCTGGGCGTATCGCGGAAAACCTTGGGGTAAGCAGGGAATACGCTTACCGGAAGCGGCGGAAAGCTATTGACCGTTTCGGAGAGTTCTACAGAAAAGAATTAGACAGTATGGAGGATATTTGTTGATGAAAACAGCAGAAACGAAAGAAAACACATACCCAGGCATCGGATGGGAAGAGGTTTACAGGACAAATGGGATTTTTTACTCTCATTTCGTCAATAGGCTTTTACGGAATAGGCGCAGCGGTGCTTACAAAATCATTTCGTCAAAAGCGGCGACTGGCGATGTTTTGGATTGTCAGACAAGCGGAGAGGGTGGGCTCCCTTTGAAATTTAAAGAGGGGAAAGAAAGTTGCGATGATCGCGCATATGATCCGAACAAGTATTACGGATCACCCATCATGACGGTCCGGCAGATCGCTGCCCTCGAAAGGCGTGAATTGGCGCTGGAAGCGGCAGAGGCAGATTTCGAAAGGCGAGCGGAGGAGCGTGCTTTTGAAATTTTACGGAAAATGCTGATTTAGGTTACAAAATGTTACAAGCAGACGTGGTATTATGTATTATGGAAAATGAAAATGCGTGAGAGCAAAGGCTCTTGCGCATTTTTTATTGGGAGGATGTCATGGCGAAACGATTACCAGAAATCCGACTAAATGAAGATAAACACATCATTTGTTCAACGAGCGTGGCGGCGGCGCAGTTCGGCATTAGTCGGGTGGGGATGGATAAGTCCATCAAAGAGCTTGGCGTTGCGAAAGAGAATGCGCGTGTAGATCTGGCGGAAATCATTGATAAGCGGTTCAACAAAGCGAATGCGGCCGCAGAAGCGGTGAGCGACAGCGCTAGAAAGCTGAAAGCAGAAGCTGACTACAAAGCGCAGAAGGCAAAGCAGGAAGAAATGGTGACACTTCAAATGATGGGGGAGCTTATTCCGCAGGAAGAAGTCAAAGATGCGCTTGAAAATGAATTCTTAGATATCAGGCAAAAGCTCTTACTATTGCCTGAAACCATAAAATCAAAAGTTTATTCCATTGATGCGGCTTTAGCAGTGACGTGCGGGGAGGTAGCGAATGAAGTTGTCCAAGAACTTCTCAGAAAACTTGCAGGAATCAATGGAAAATCCGAAGATGCAGGCAAAGTGGGAAAGAAACCTAAAAGAAATTATAAAAAAGGCGCGAAAAGCATTTCTGCCGCCGCCTCCGGAAACGGTGAGTGAGTGGGCAGACCATAATCGCATTCTCTCCCGTGAAGAATCACCATCTGCCGGCCTTTGGAATACGGATAATACGCCGTACCTGCGGGCGATCATGGACGCATTCACGGATAAAACGTCACAAGTCATTACCTTCTTGAAGCCTTCGCAGGTCGGCGCTACAGAGGCTGGTATCAATATCTGTGCTTTCACGATAGATCGGTCCCCATGCCGTCTGCTTTATGTCATGCCGGATGAAGACCTGGCGAAGGACTTTTCCGTGGATCGATTGCAGAAGGCGCTGAAAAATACGCCGTCCGTTGCAAAAAAAATAGAATCCGCAGACAGAAGTAAGGCGCTTATGGTGAGGTATAACGGCGGATTTATCCGTCTGTCCGGGGCAAATTCACCGGCAAAGCTGGCGTCGTGGCCTATCCCGCGCGTCATTATGGATGAGGTCGATAAATATCCGCTCTGGACCGGTCGAGAAGCTAATCCAATTTCTCTTGTTAAAGAACGTACTAAAAACTGGCCGTGGCGCAAGATACTTGTCATGAGCACGCCGACGACAGAGTACGGTTATGTGTATAAGTCTTACATGGAAAGCGAAGCGCACTATGAGTTCATGGTGCCGTGCCCAGAATGCGGGCATTATCAAGTTTTTGATTTTCACCATCTAAAGTTTCCTGACGTTCTTGACGAAGCACGTCTCTCTAAAGAGACGTATTACGAATGTGAGAAATGCAAGTATCACATTCATGACAGGGAAAAGATGGGGATGCTTCGAAAAGGTAAGTGGGTGGATAAGGAAAGGATTGGATACGCGGCGAAAACGGTTGGATTCAAGCTGAATACACTGTATTCTCCGTGGGTATATTTCTATGAAGTGGCGAAGGAGTTTCTGAAATCAAAAGATGATCCCACGAAACTGATGAACTTTGTCAATTCATGGCTTGGCGAGCCATGGAAGTCGAAGGCGGCTCAAATCAAATCGAAGTCAGTACTCGAAAGGCGGACGGAGCTTCGTTCCGGCGTGGTTCCCAAAGGGACGGTACTTCTCACCGGCGGTGTGGACTGCCAGAAGGGGTATTTCTACTGGGTGATCCGAGCGTGGCTCCCGGATATGCGTTCGCAGAAAATCGCGAATGGTTCAGCAATGACCTTCGATGACGTAGCAAACATCATGGATCAGATGTGGCCCATTGAGGATTCAGACCGGCGCATGCAGGTTGCTCTGTATGCGGTCGATGCAGGGTATAACACAGAAGAAGTTTATGACTTTTGTTATTTACACTATCCGGCGTCTATTCCAGTTATGGGCATGTCAAGTCCTATGGCCACGTATTTCCGCCGAAAGCAGCTGAACCCGAAGGATCACAATATGAATTGGGTACAGGCGCAGCAGCTTTACGAAGCGGATACGAACAAATACAAGGATCTGATCGCTTACCGTATCGGTCGAGAGAAAGACGGGTATGGCGCATGGCTTGTTGATGCAGATACCGATGAGGTATATGCAGAGATGATTACCGCCGAGCAGAAAATCATGGTCAATGGGCGTGAGGTCTGGAAACCGATTGCACAGCATCGGGATAATCACTATCTGGATTGTGAAGTCTATGCATATGTAGCGGCAGATGTCATGAATGTGCGGAGCTTGCAGGTGGCGGCCAAAGATCCCACGCCCGTGCAGAAAGATGAGAAAAAAGAGAGTGGTTTAACGTATAGCCCATTTGGAGGTCGGCAATGAATAGAGAAGAGTTACAGAAAGAAAAAGAAGCGCTGGAAACAGCCCGTATGAATATTTTAGAAGGCGGGCAGGAGTTCCAGACCAGAGATGGCCGCGTGAAGATGGCGAGCCTTGAAACCATCATGCAGCGCTTGGCGGAAGTCAATTCAGCGCTGAATCAGATCGATTCAGTGAATGGCATGACAGATACCGTGAGATTGAAATTCGGAGGCATGGGATAATGGGATTTCTAAAGCTGGCGGGGGATCTGTGTAGCGATATTCAGTCCATCTGGAGCCCTGAAAAGGCGATGAAATCCAAAATGGTACGAGAGCGATACTTCGGGTATTCGGCGGCACAGGAAACACGGAAAGATGAGCGCCTGCCCTTCGATGGGACGGCAGAACAATTTAATACATATTCGCGCGATAAACTTCGAGCGCGGGCAAGGGATTTGGAAAGAAATAATCCCATCACCGGTTCCGTATTGGAAGCATTTTTAAATAATGCTATCGGGACCGGTTTTAATATGCAGGCGCAGACAAACAATGATGTGTTTAATAAGCGTATAGAAACGCTTTGGAAAGAGTGGGAGCACCACGAGAATTGCGACATTACGCAGCAGCAGTGTCTGGATGACATCATCAAGCTTATTGTTGTCAGAAAATTCGTAGATGGCGGAATTATGGCGACATTCCCGCTGGACGGGAAAAGGAAAATACCTCTCACTATCCAGCTTCACGAAGTCGATGATCTGGATACGATGACCGATCCCAAAGACCAGAATGGGCACATCATCGTGAATGGCGTCGAGCTTGATACGACGGGCAAACCGCTTGGCTATTGGCTAAAGCAGACGGAGCCGGACGGTTTCACGGAAATGGAGCCGCGACGATATGACGCAAAAGATGTGATTTTTTTATGGAAAAAGTCACGTGTCAGTCAGTTTCGGGAAATCACAGAAATGGCTAGGACCATCGGCGTCACAAAGGATCTTGGCGATTACAACGTGGCCGTCATGTTTCAGCAGAAAATTGCGGCGTGCTTTTCCGCCTTTGTGGAGACTGACAACACGCTTGGCGCACCGGGACGCATTGCCAATCAGGCAGACGGCAGCCGCGTAGAAAATATCGAAGGCGGCTCCATTAAATACCTGAAGGCGGGCGAGCACATCAAAGGGCTCACGCCGAATGCGCAGGTGACGGATGCAAGCAATTTCCTGCCTTTGCAGCAGCGAATTATAGCCGCCGACAAAGGGCTTTCGCTGGAAAGCACCAGTCGAAACGTGGAGCGCGTAAACTATGCATCTGCCCGGCAGAACCTTTTGGGCGATCAGCTGACTTACGGCTCTATCCGCGAGGAACTGGTCGAATATTTCCTACGGCCGCTTTATAAGCGATTCGTGAACATCTGCTATTTGACCGGCCTTCTGGACGGGACCGGGTTCAAATATGGGGACGAAGAGTATTACAAGGCTACGTGGCTTGCCGCTTCGCTCGGATGGATTGATCCGCTCAAAGAGGCGCAGGCGAATGCCATTAACCTTGCGAATGGCGGCAAATCATTCCAGGAGTATTGCGCTGAACAGGGGGCGGACTGGCGCGATCGCATTGACCAGATGAAGGAAGTTCAGGACTATGCAGAATCTAAAGGCGTCGCGCTGGCATTCGGCGTGCAAGACAGCGAGATAAAGAATGAGCCGGAAGACGATGATACAGGAGGTAAAGATGGGGAAAACGACGACAATTAAACAGTTTGGATTAAGAGAAATCGCAGTGGACGGCGTGGATGAAGAGAGCCGGAAATTGCGATTTTCTTTTATGACGGAAGCGCCTTGCGAGAACTGGTTTGTGCCGGAAGTCTGCTTGTGCGCAAAAAAGAACGTAGATCTGACGCGCTTTAAAAATGGCGTCATGCCGATGCTTTTCAATCACAATCGAGACATCGTGATCGGCAAAATCGAGAACGTGTCTTTTGAAGATGGGAAAGCCACGGCAGAAGCGACGATCGATAAAGACGAAGAATCCGAAAAGTATTTTCAAAAAATTCTTTCCGGATCGCTGAAAGGAATTTCCGTCGGATATCACCGCCTCAATACGGTTCGCGTGCTGAAAGGCACCAGTTATAAGGGACTTACATTTGACTGTGACATGGACGTAACAGACAGATGGGAACCTTATGAAATTTCTTTGGTAAGTTGTCCGGCAGATCCCGATTGTGCAGTCGGGAGGGGACTTACAAATACAGACATGACCATTTCTATTGTTCAGAACGAGGAGGAGCCAAAGATGGGCGAAAACCAGAAGCCGGAAGCACCGGCAATCAACGAGGCAGCGGTTCGTGAAGCGGCAGAAAAAGCAGCAAAAGCAGAACGAGCTCGTGTCACGGAAGTCACGAAAGTTTGCAGAGGTATGGGCGTCGATGATGAAACCATGAGAGGTTACATCGAAAGCGGCACATCCATTGAAGATGTCCGAAAAGAGATCCTCGAAAAGGCAATGAGCGCCCCGAAAAATCAGCCGTCCGGAATCAATGTTGTTACGGATGAAAAAGAAAAATTCGCGAAGCGTGCAGTAGACGGTATGGCTATCCGCTTTGGTGTCATCGGCGAAGAAAAAGCGGTATCTAATGAATATGCGAATGCATCCCTGCGCTCCATTGCAGAAGATGCGCTCACTCTATTCGGCGGTATGAGCGAGAGAAAAGCACATCTCATGAACTCCAATGACCTGTTCAATGCCATGTTCAAGGAAAGAGCGATGGGGACAGACCAGTTCGTTTCTATCGTTGATAATTTCGGAAACAAGGTGATGCTGAAATCCTATAAAGAGCAGCCGGCTATTTTCTTGAATTTCGTTTCTAAAGGATCGAACCCAGATTTCAAGAAGACCAATAAATACTGGCTTGGGGTGGACGGCATGCCGGAACTGATGGCACCCGAAAGCGATGAATTTAAGTATGGGGAAATGAAAGACGGTAAAATCTCCACGGCAATTCAGACTTATGGCAAGGCAATTTCTTTTACCCGTGAAATTTTCATCAACGATGACATGGGCGTAGTCACGAGAGCTATTCAGAAGCAGTCCGGCGGGTTCAGACGCCTGCAGGAAAAGATGTTCTTCGACATGCTGACTAAATCCGTTCCGTTCAATACGAAGAATAAAAATATTGTGGAGACGAATAAAGATATTTCCGCAAAAGCTTATTCTGAAATGCGCAAGCTGATGCATCGTCAGAAAGACCGCGAAGATAAAACCTATATCGGCACATTCCCTGCTTTCCTGCTGGCATCAGACGAGCATGAATTTGAACATCTTCAGATTCTGCATTCTGCATCCGATCCGGCGCAGAATAATGCAGGCGTGAATAACCCCATGCAGAACAAGATGGTACTTTTCACCTCTCCGTGGCTTGAAGGCGATGCTTACTATGCGATCGCGAAGCCTTTTGAAATGGAAGGCATCGAATTTACCACTTTGAATGGCGTAGATCGCCCGTATTCCAGAACCGTGCAGAGCGAAAAACATCTCGGCATTGATTATCAGTATTGGATGGACTTTGGGTTCAATCTGATTGATTATCGTGCATTCGTCAAGAACGAAGGGGCATAAGGAGGATAAAAGATGGCTACTACTATTGGAACATTCAGACAGCCAGGATCAATTATCACCGTGCAGGCGTCTACAGATGTCGCCTACCATGAACTGCTGAAAGTAGGCAGCATTTATGCGGTCGCTAAAGCAGCGGTGGCAAAAGACAACTATGTGGCTTGCGACGCAGAGGGCGTATTCCAGTTCCCTAAGAAAGCGGCGGAAGCTATCACGCAGGGTACGAAAGTATATCTGGATAAGTCCGGCGCTATCACGGCGACGGCAGGCACCGATCCGGCGGTCGGCGTCGCATGGAGCGGAGAAACAGCGGATTCGACTTCGATTGATGTAAAAATCAACGTCTAGGAGGGAGTCAGATGGGGATGATGGACGCGCAGCGGAGGATATGTCAAAAAGCATTCTTCTCTGATAAAAGACTTGGGGAACACATTTCTTACAACGGGAAAGATATCGTGGCGCTTGTATATGTCGGTGTGTCCAATTCTCGTTCTGACTGGAATGAAGCGAAAACCGTTATAGAAAACGCGGCTCTTGTTGATGCGGCGTATTTCTGCGTGTGCGACGAAGGCGAGAATGGAGTTCTATCGCCGGTGGAAGGCGATGCAATCGTCTACAACGGTGATAGGTATTCAGTTTCTAATATCGTCGAGCACGACGTGGCAGGAAGTCATTTTGTGTTGCTTGCAACGAAAGCAGAAAGGGCACTCGGACGATGAATCTGATTGAAATATCGGTATCTGACGAATTAACGCCTGCTTTCAAGCGGATGCTTGCTAACAATAAGAATTACTTAAAAAGCGTGTCGAAGTCGCTCGGGTACTACATTCAAAAGGAAATCAAAGAAGGCGTCCGAAAAGGCGTCTTGTACCATACCGATGACGGTTGGAATCAGATCTGGTTTACGGAAGGGAACATCCAGCCACGTAGAGAATTGCAGGGGCACGCCTCGCGGTATCTCTACGGGCAGATGATCCGCGCCGTTGGGTATCAGTACATGCCAGACAGCATTTCAACCGTGATCGGGTGGACTTCCAAATCGTCTGCGGAATACGGGCGAAGAAATGAGCTTGGCGGGCGGCAGCCGGTGACAGAAAGCATTCGTCGTATTTTCTATAATGCGTATGATGCAGAGCTCGAAAGGTACGGTTCTATCGTCGAGAGCCGTGACTATGATAAGTATATTTACCCTCTTAGTAAGAAGAAAAAAGAACTTATCACACCTGCAAGACCGATCTTTGAGCCGATGATGACGCGAATTCATGATAATTTTGCGCCGTACATTGAGCGGAAAGTACAGTCTTACATAGACGGAAATGTGAAATTCGGTAAGAAGAATAAGCGCGTCTACAAGGTGTACGGAGGTTAGGCTGATGGGATTGCAAAATCTGGATATCACAAGCACGATGCTTCATATCGGGGCACAGCTTAAAACAGACAAAAGGATCATCGCCTTTTGCAAAGAGCGGTTCCCTGGAAAAGAGCTCCATGTACTTGTTGGGGATATTACAAGGAAATATATCCCTACCTACGATGACACACCGTACATCATCGTGACGGACTTTTCGAAGCAGGAAGGGCAGAATATTGAATTTTGCCCTTACGAATTCACATTATGGGTAGGCGTCGGGAAAGAGGAGCCGGAATTCATCGAGGCGGATGGTGTAAAAATCATGGACGTCTTTAAGGATTGCGCCGACTTCATGACCATCATTGAGGATGTTTTCAATGACGCTGAAATCAATAATCGTCCCTGCGCGAAAGTAAATACGAACGGTCCTTTCCCCATCGATCCGGCAGGTCGCCATTGGGCGGGGAAAATCAAGGTAAACAAGCGTATTTATCAGACGCTTGGCGGGAATTATACAGAAGAGTTATAGGAGGTAGAAAATGGCAGGTCAGGCTATGGGCGTTTACTCCAAAACCAGACTGTATCCGGAAGAGGCATTGAGCAAGCTGCCGGAAACGGTCAAGGGTTTTGAGATCCCATTCAATTCTAATTCACTTTCCAGTTCGCAGAATTCCAGTTCACCGGGTACTATCACAGGACGCCGCGATGCAGCGGAACCGATGCTCGGCAATATCGACTGCACGGGCGATATAGTCACGCCGGTGGATACCGATGCATTCGGATATCTTCTGGCGGCGGCATTCGGCAGACCGACTACAACGTCGGGGAAGAGCGGCACCAATCTCTATACCCATGTCTTCAAGCCGGGAAAGACGCAGCCGTCCTTCGCTGTAGAGAAGGTATTCTCTAATGGTGTGTATTCACTCATTAACGGCGTCAAGGTCAATCAGATTGAAATGACGTTCGGTGGCGACGGTGAATTGACTGCTACCGTTGGCTTTATCGGATGTAAAGAAACAATCAATGATGCCGCAGCGGCAACGGACGAAAATATCACTAAAGTCGGGTTTAACCGTCTCAACAATTTTCAGGCATCTTTGAAAATCGACGGGGAGGATGTAGCGATCGCGACGGAGCTTTCTCTTACTATTCCATTTGGGCTTGATGATAGCGGCTATGCGATTGGCAGCGGCGGGTTCCGAACACGAATCAATGAAGGCATCATTTCCCCAACTGGTAAGCTGACTGCTTTCTTCGACGACAAAACTTTCATCGATAAAGCGATGACTTCTAAAGTAACACAGCTCCAGGTTACACTGACAAAAGGGGATAAGTCTCTTGTTGTCGATATTCCGGAAGTCATGTTCGCGAGAAAGTCACCGGGCATTGACGGTACGAAGGGCATCACGCAGGAACTGGATTATTCCGCTTTCTATAAAGAGAATTCTTTAAATTCCTGCATTCAGTTTACCTTGGTAAACGGGGTAGCTACATACGAATTTTAATGAGTACCCCGTCGGACTTTCCGACGGGGCATTTTTTTTATATGTGAGGAAATAAAAATGGATAGCGAAAAAATCATGAACCCAGCAGAAAAGAACGAAGAAAAACTTATTGCAAGAGCTATGACATTTTCGGAGTTTGAGCGTTTTCTTGAATACTCCGATGAGCTTGAAACTTCGAATACACCGGCAAAGCTGATCGGCGTCCGCATGGCGCGGTGGGTGGCTAAGAACATCTACAACATCGATCCGGATTCTGCGAAGTATACGCCGGGAACAATTATGGATCTGCTCGTGAAGACGCAGGCGCTTTCTGAAAAGAGCGAGCTGGAAGACTTAAAAAACTAGAAAGCGTCTGGGACTGGCGAATCAGAGGCGGAGCTAAATACTGTGATACGTGCAGAAAGGCCGCCAAACAGACCGGGCGCAAATTAGATTGCGAGAATTGCCCTGATAGGGCTCCCGAAATTAGGTCGGGCAATTTCAGGGCGATGAGGCTATATGCGCTGGCTTCAAACTGCGTGCACTATGTAGGGACGATGAGCCGTCCTTTTATCAGCGGTCTTAATTGGGTAGATCTGGAAACAGTCGCCCGCTTATCCCGCATACACATAGGGCCTGCAATGATGAAGCGCATGAGGAAAATCGAAAGTTTAGTCATCAAGGAGAGTGTGGAAGATGGGCGTCATTGAGACAAGAGCGAAAGTCAGTATTATCGACGGAGCGAGCAGCGGCTTAAACAATATGGCAAGTGCTAATGAACGCCTAACATCCTCTCTCGGCAAAAGTGCGAGCGCGGCGAAGAATTTCTCCGTCAATCTGCGGGCAATGACCAACGGGAAGTCCGGCGGAGCAAAGCAGTTTAGCGACATGGCGCTTGGGCTTGATAAAGCAGCGCAGAGCGCCAGCAATACCAGCAAAATGCTGAACCGCCTTGTATACTCTATGGCGCGTTATACCGTCATCTACGAGGGTATCCAGAAGCTTGGAGATCTGTGGAGTACAGTCATCGGCGGTGCGTATGACTACGGAAACATGATGGAAACGAACCGTATCGGCATGGCTGGCATCCTGGCATCCATGATGCAGATAAACGGGCAGCAGCTTTCCTGGAACCAGTCGCTTACGATTTCTTCTAAAATCATGAAAGATTTGCAGAATGAATCTCTTAAAACATCCGCGACGGCAAGCGAATTGATTGATACCTTCCGTGCCCTTTTAGGGCCGGGGCTTGGCGCTGGCATGTCGATTGAGCAGATCGAGAAGTTTACGACGGTCGGCGTCAATGCGGTTAAGTCACTCGGGTTGGATGGCGTACAGCTTGTACAGGAGCTTCGAGACCTTGTACAGGGAGGGATTCGCCCCGCGTCCTCTACGCTCGCTACTGCGCTTGGCATTTCTGATGCGGATATCAAGAAGGCGAAAGAATCGTCCGAGGGTCTATATAAATTCTTGATGGATCGCATGAAAGGGTTTGAGTATTCAGCTCTCGAAACAAATAATACCGTCAAGGGACGTATCGATCAGATCAAAGAAGGATTACAGCGCGGGATCGCAGAAGGTACAGAGCCACTTCGCGGTATGTATTCAGAAGCACTGAAAGAGTTTGGCGAATCAATCATTCAGGTTGACAAGTCAACAAAAGAATGGAAAATCAATCCTGAATTTATCAGCTCTATCAGCACCATTTCGGGTTCCATGGTGGAAATGGTAGAGAGCGCCAAAAAAGTTGGCGAGTTTATGTCCAGTGGGCTTGTCGGTGCCACGTATGTCGGCAAGACTGCCGTCGCGGCACTCGGACAGGCCGGGGACCATATAGGCGAAATCGTCGCACTCTGGGCTGGATTCAAAGCCGCTAAGTATATCAAGGATTTAATGCAGATCCTTAGCGTGACGCGCGAAGAGAGAGAATTGCAGACGGGGCTTGGCCGCGCCATTCAGGGTATGCAGGATAAATTTAACGGCCGTCTGGAAGCGCAAAAGAAGGCTTTGAAATACGAAGAGGAGGAGAAAAGGCTTGTCGATAGCGCTTTAAATTCCTTCGCTGACGTAACGGGGCAGATTTCCGAAAGCGCAAGTAAAGCGCAAACCTTGAACTCCATTCTTGAATCGAACGAAAACTCCATCACAAACCTGGCGAAAAAGTGGCAGGCTATGGGGATGAGTATCAAGGAATCTGTCACTTGGCAGAATAAAATCGTTTCGCTTGTGAATGGCGGATATCGTGTTGCGGCTATGGTGCAGATTGGGAAGGGTGATGAGCGCGCAAGAAAAATTCAGGCAGAGGCAAATGCGCTGGCGGCAAAGAATGACCAGCAGAAGCATGAAGTGGAGTTGTATCAGCAGCAGTCTAAAGCCATTTCTGAAGTCATGCAGAAGGAACATGAACGCCTGATGCAGGTTTCAAAGACTTCTAGTGATGAGCTGAAAAATATTTCTCTCATGGCGGAGAAGGTGAGAAATCCATATTCTCGCGGAGAAGCGGCCGAGGCGCGCGTGCAGCGTTTCTTGGATGCAGACACAAGCGGCCGCGGCGGAGCCAAAGGTGATGCGAACCGGCAGATTTGGAAGTGGCAGCAGACCGCTGTAGAGGAACTTCGCTCTAAGTTACAGGCACTAAAGCTTGACTACGAAGTCGTTCAAGTGACCACTGAAAAATTCATGGATTCTCTTAAAACCGGAATGAGCGGCAAAGTGAAGCCTGTCATGGACGAAGCTATCAATTCGGCGAAGGTTTGGAATGATGTGTTGCAGTCTACGCGGACAAACACAGAGCGATTAACCAACGCGCAGATTGAGTATATTAAATACCAGTCCAGCGGGAATACGGCAAATGAACTTGGGCAGAAAGAGCGCGTGGCAGCACTTTTTAAAGAAATTTCAAGCCAGTTTGAAAAAGTAGGGATGAGTGCGAAAGAAGCACAAGTCAAATCCTATGAGTTCATAAACCAGCTTATTCAGGGCTTAAAAACTGTAGATCAGACGAACTTTTTATCTGTAGACGCGGCATTTAAGCAGGTCGGGGATAGCGCGAAAGCATTTGCTGATAATTTCAAGCTCGTAAAAGAGCAGATAGAGCAGGTGAAACAGGCGAACGCGGATGCGGCGCTTGAATTTAACGCTCTTTCTAATGCGTTCAAAATCGGAGGCGAAGAGGCGTTTCAGGCGACGAAAAAGCTACTTGAAGAGAGCAAGGCGCTGCAAGCAGCATTGAATGAGCGTGGCGCAACGGATAAAGCGAACGCCGTTTACAAGGAAACCGTAAATTATTTGCAGCAGGTGGCAGAAGCCAAAGACAAGGCAACACTTGCCACGAAGAAAGAAGTCGCTGCTATCAAAGAGGCTAACGAAGCACTGACTGTTCACAAACAGAAACTGGACGAGGCGAATCAGGGGATAGGCCTTTTCAATGGGAAGATGAGCAAGATGCTAGGCGTGGTTTCGTCCGCTGGCATGGGCGTTTCCATCCTCACAGATGCTTATATAGCAAATACCGATGGCTGTCATGATATGGCAAAAGAAGCCGCAGATGCGGCGATGCAGATCTCCATGATTTCGATGGCCGCGGAAGGTCTCATTGGCCTTATCCCTAGTCTTGTTGCAGGGCTAAAAAGTGCATATACGTGGTTTAGAAATTTAGCCGTCGTCAAAGCTCTTGCCATGAATCCGGCGGGACTTATCGGAGCAGTAGGCGTAGGGACGCTCGCCGCTATAGCGTATGGAGTAAGTAGTAAGTACGAAAAAGCGCAAAGCGGTGATTACGATGTACATGACTTCTTCTCTGACGCAGAGCTGGGCGGATATCATGATGGGAGCGAAGAAGAAGAAATCCAGCAAAGCTCCTATGTAAAGAAATTTACTCCAACGCAGAAAGACTACGACGCGGCGGATGCGGCTGATGAAGAAATGTTCCACACAAAGGCACAGAACAGTCTGGTGGATATGTATTCGGAAATGGCTCGAATTTCAGAACAGAAGGCAAAAGAGGCCGAGGATCTTATGCGGAAAGCCACGCTCGCCGATGTCGTTAAAAAGCAGGATGACGGCGGGAGCGGAAAGGCGTTCGGCGGTAAATCTGGTAAAGCGGCGCTTCCTGAACTGGAATATACTGATGCGCTAGGGAATGCCTTCTGGTATTTACAGCACGGTTACAATGTCTACGCGGCTGCTGCACTGGCAGGAAATCAGATGCAGGAAGCGGGGAGAGGCGATACAGAATCCATTGATTACGCCGCGGATAATGGGCAGGGGCATTACGGTTCAGTTCAATGGAGCGGAGAGCGTTTCCAAAACCTCTATGATTATGCTAACGGCGATTGGACAGATCGGGAGAAACAGCTCGAATTTTCTGATTATGAATTGAGAGAAGCACAGTATTACAAAGACGTGGGGACGCGACTTCGCGCTGCAAGCAGTTTGGAAGAAGCGAATCACATTGTGTTTTCGCAATACGAGGCACCAGGAGATGATACCGAAGGCACGCGGCTTAGTTATGCGCAGCAGCTCCTTCCCCGCCTCATGCAGCTTGCTAACAAAGAAGCGACGCTGAACGGCGAGACTGGGAACGGCAGGAAAGACATGGCACGCCAGAGAGAAGAGCTTTACAGAAAGCTGGCGGATGCAACGAAACTCACCATTCGCGACACCAAAAATCTGAATGAAGCTACTCTTTCCGTTACTGGAGCGCAGACGGCCTATGATAAGACCATGCAGGAAGCGAATGACAAGCTCGAAGAGTACAAGGTACAGATCGAGAAAGACAAGGCACTTGGCGTGAATGAAAATGTCATCAGCGACTTGCAAAACGCCATGATCGACTACGCGAAGGCTATGAGACAGAAGGCCAAAGAAGCGCAGCAAACGGAGACGATGGGGAGGTATGATGACCAGATTTCTGCGATTTCGAATAGAAATCTTGGATTTGGCGAAGCCTACAGCCGCTCGCAGGAGCTGACCAATAAGCTGAATGAATACAAGTCTTATTTGCAGGAGCAGCTGAACGACACGAACCTTTCATATAATCAGAGAATTTCTATCGAGCAGAAACTTTCTAGCACTATTAAGTCCATCAATGACCAGTCTTGTTATAACTACAAGGAAGGTTGGAAGCAGGCGCTGACAGAGATTTCTAATCAGCAAATCAACTGGAAAGACACGACGGTCAACCTGTTTTCTGATATCGAAAGCTCACTTGCAAGCTGCTTGTCTTCTACGGGGAATTTCTGCACACGTATGAAATCTTTCTTCCGCGACTTTGCTAAGAGCGTATTGAAATCCATTTCGCAGGTTATTGCCAAAGTGCTCATCATGAAAATGGTAACGGGCATTTTCGGCGGCGGTAGTAGTGGCGGCGGTGCAAAAGTGGGCGATGCATGGACAGGAGGCTTGATTGATTCTATAAATACTGCTTGGGGCGGAGGTAAGGCCACCGGCGGAGATGTAAGCCGTGGAAAGTGGTATATGGTCGGCGAACGTGGTCCCGAATTTGTACGATTCAGCAGGGACGCTCACGTGTATTCTAATAGCGACACAAGGAAGATGCTTTCCGGCGGGGCACAGACACCGGCGCAGGTGCAGGTGATTGTAAATAACAACACAGGCACGCAGATGCAGGCGCGCCAGACGACTTCGCAAGATTCGTCTGGGAAATTGCTGCACCAGATTATTCTTTCTACGGTCGGCGAAGCACTGACGACTAATGAGTACGGCTTGAAAGACGCTATCATGGGGGTAAGATAAATGGTTTTTCCTGATATACAGACGCCTGATTATCCGTTGAATGAAATATTTACGGATCACACGCTGAAAATGCAAGTGGACAATGAGACCATTCTCACGCGCCCGCGTTTTACGAAGCTCCCGAAGGCATTCAAGCTGTCATGGTCGAAGCTTCCTACAGAAGATTACAACAAATTGCGCGCTTTCTATCAGCATACGAGAGGAGGCGCGCTTTCCTTTGAGTGGACTTATCCGACGGACGAAGGGAATGAATACTCCGGGCAGAAATTCACGGTTCGTTTCACTGACAGCGAGCTTTCCTTCCAGCTGGTAGAGTTGAATCTATGGAGTGGCAGTATTACATTGAGCGAGGTATAGCATGAATCTTTCTACGGCGGCGATTATAGAGAAAAACAAGGTATCCACCGATGGCGTCTACCTGCTTTTGCTGACTATACAGTATAAAAATGAAGAGGCAATTCATCTTGTACTGAATAATGAAAAAATCACGTTCAAGGGGATAGATTACTACCCTTATTATTTTTCTCTTTCAGAATTGAAACAGACTTCTACGGAATTGCCGTCGTGTACCCTCACAGTTTCGAATATCACAGGCACGATTTCCCGCATTTTGGAAGCATACGACGGCGCGTCCGGCGGGAAAGTCACTGTAGCCGTTATCAACACGAATATTTCTGATGAGATTTTACAGGAAGAACATTTTGTTATTGCCGGAGCCACAACGAAAAAGGATTACGTATCTATCAAGCTGGGATGCGGCGCAAGTTTAGATCGGCGCTATCCGAATGTACGTATCATGAAAGATTGGTGCCCGTTCAAGTTTAAGGGCGTTCGGTGTGGGTATAAAGGACCGCTCACTACCTGCAATAAGACGTTGACTGATTGCAGGGAACGCGGGAACAATACGAGATTTGGCGGTGAACCGACGATACCGCAGGGAGGCTTGTATGCTAGACGTAACTGATTTGGTGGGGCAGCCATTCGAAAAGTACCCGTGTTGGGAGCTGGTGAAAGAGGTTTTCCGGCGGCGGGGAGAGACGCTGCCGGATTATCTAACGATGGATTATAGCAATCCGGCGGACATTAAAGGCGTCAAATACTACGAAAAACTGTCTAGCCCGGAAGAGGGAGCTATTTGTGCTTTCGATTTAGGCGGGCACGGGATTGACCACGTGGGCGTTTATCTAGGGAACAATATGCTGCTCCACTCTACTACGGTTAGTGGCGTATGCATTGAGCGATTTTCCCGGTATGTTTCAAGACTGAAGGGGATCTACAGGTATGGTACATGTCATCATAATCACGAACCCATTTGATACGGCAAAAGGAAAGAAAGAGTATTGGGCCCCGTATGGCAAACAGAAGCCGGTACGTGAATATCACACAGAAGATGGCGAAAAGCTGTATGCAGTGAATGGCGTGCAGGTAGATCCGAGCGCAACGGTCAGGGATGGGCAGGAAATCGTAGTCGCTCCAAAAATCCAGAAGAAAGCATTCGGGTGGATTTTGGCCGTTGGTTTAACAATTTTTGGCGCTGGCATGGCAGGGGCGGCGTTCAAGGCGGGCATTAGCGGTTGGCTTATGGCCGGACGCATTGCCGGTGCGTTAGCCATGACGCTGATTGGCAATCATATCATGACCAAACTGACCATGCCGAAAGCCGACCTTACTAATGCTTCCGAACAGTCAAACACATACGGATGGGGCACACCGTCTACGCTAACCGGGCAGGGATATGTTTTGCCGATCTGCTATGGCAAGGTAAAAACGGCAGGGATGATGCTGCAGCGTCATGTTATTTCTGACGGCAAAAACCAGTATCTTAACATTCTCTATTGCCTGGCAGAGGGCGTGATTGATGATGTGACGGACATCAAGCTGAACAGCAATCCGATCGAGAATTACACGGATGTATCGATCAATATCCGCAATGGCTCTAACCAGCAGAGTATTATCCCAGACTTCAATGATTCTTATGCCGACACGGCGTTATCATATGAGCTGAACGTGGGTAAATGGAGCACAGTCACGCTGGAAGGGGATGCAGCTAACGGGATTGAAATCACGTTCGCCTTCCCAAATGGCCTCTATTATTCGAATGATAGCGGCGCTGCCGATTATACAAGCGTTACGTTAAAAGCGCAGTATAGGAAGGTTGGAGCCACTGACTGGGAAGATATTCTGATCCGCAATGAGAATTACCAGTGGGAACCTGACTGGCTTACCGGAAGCAGAAAGTGGTTTGGTGCTTTCACGAAAAAACAGCACTATTACAATGATTGCCGAAAACTTGTAGGCTATGAAACGTATACAGACTGGCGCGGTAAGACACGTTATAGGTATGATGAGGACGGAGAGAAAATACCGATTTATACCTATTCCATGACTTATGATGAGTGGTGGAAGAAAATCCACGATGCGCACTTGTATGATGGCGTTATCAGGCAGAAGGAAACCGGCGTTTTTTATCGCATGTATCGTGTCTACGATTTAGAGCCAGCACAGTACGAAGTGCGTGTACAGTGTAAGGCAAAGGATCGGACGGATATCCGAACGGCGAATAAAGTACAGTGGGTGGCAGTCACGCAGGTTATTTATGACGATTTCTCTCATCCGGGCAAAGCACTTCTTGGTCTAAAGGCACTTGCTACCGATCAGCTATCGGGCAGTGATCCCCAACTTACCTGTGTTATTGAGCGTTCAACTGTGTACGTCTGGAATCCATCGAAAGAAGCGTATGAAATGCAGGCGGCCAGCAATCCGGCGTGGGCTTGCTATGATATTCTCCACGGATGCAGGAAGCTACTGAATTCTGATAAGCAAACTTACTCTTATGAAGCAGAAGGCATCTCTAAAGAGAATATGGATTATTACGCTTTTGCGGCGTGGGCGGCTATGTGTGACAGCGCGAATATCCAATTCAACTATCTCTTTGATGGCGCTATGAAGATGTGGGATGCGGTGAATTATCCTTGCCGCGTCGGGCGTGGATCTGTCATCATCGTAGGGACGAAAGTATCGTGCATTTACGACTATGCGAGCCCGTCAGTTCAGCTTTTTACCGTCGCGAATATTAAGAAGGATTCTTTTTCGAATGAGTATCTGGCGACAGAAAGCCGGGCAAACAGCATTGAGATTTCCTTCATGAATCGCGAGAAAAACTATGAGCGAGATGTTCTTGCCGTTTTCAACGAAGAATACGATAGCAGTGATGCGGTGGCGCAGCCTACACAGATCGAGCTGATGGGATGCACTGACGCGAAGCAGGCGTATCAATACGGGAAGTACAAACTTCGAGAAAACAAGTATGAAATCCGCACGATTCAGTTTGAAGCATTTGCGGATTCTATCGCCTGCCAGATCGGTGATGTCATCACTGTGCAGACAGATGTGACGGAATGGGGGATCGGCGGCCGCGTGGTAAATGCGGATGGCAACACCATTACGGTAGATGTGGATAATCTTGACGGCGGCGATTATACGTCATTCATGTATCGTGATAGCACAAATGATTCTCTTGTGAAGAGAAATGTCATTTCCGCGGCTGGGAATACTGTCATCATTGACGGTATAAACACGGCTACAAAAGATGATGTGTACGTGCTGGGTAAGGCAGGGTTTCAGGCTAAAGAGTTTAAGGTCCTGTCTATATCTACGAATATGGACGAAGAGACACGGACAATTACAGCGGTGGAATACTATCCGGAATTGTATGATGCTGATACGGACAAAGTTCCAGAGATCGTTCGCCCCACGTCGATGATAGAAGCGCCTAAAAATCTGATATTGTCTACTGAAAAATACGCAGAATTTGACGGGACTATCACTTCACTGGTGCACTGTACGTGGATCAATCCTAGACAGTTCAACACGGTATGTCTCGAAAAATCTACCGATGGCGTGAATTGGACGTTTGAGAAGAAGTTCACGCAGAACGAAAGCTCCTATACTTTTACCGCGTTATCATTACAAGTTTATCGTGTTCGCGTTTATGCAATCAATGATATCGGGGAAAAGTCCGATTACGCCGAAAACAACATTCTAACTGATGGACAGGATATGCTTCCCCCGGACGTAGAAAGCATTAACGTGGAGAAGATGGCGAGCGGGCTCCGGCGGTATTGGTGGAAATTTACTTACCCTTACCCAAATGACATTGCGGGGTTCAGAATCAAGTATACGCAGGGGCAGGTGCTAAATTGGGATAACGGCATACCGGTACAAGCGGGGCTCATAACAACGCAGCCGTATGAGACACAGACGATCCGTCAAGGCACACACGCGGTCATGATTAAAGCAGTGGACAATGCGGGCAACGAATCTAAAAAATATGCATATTGCATTCTTGATTTAGGGGATTTGCTCGAAGAAAATGTTTTAGCGCGAACTGATTTTAAGCATGATAACTGGAATGGCGTTGATACGACAGGCGAGGTTTTACACGATGGGAATATTCATCCGCCTGAAAGCAATTCGTTATGGGTTTCGAAGAGTAAAGGTATGTTTACGCTTCCTGATGAAAGCATGTGGAAGAACAGCTATAAGGCATATGATTCTGTTTTTATGTTTGTTGTGAATGCGTCGGGCCAGTTTTGGATCAAGTCAGATATAAGCGGACCGGCTATTGTCTATTATCGTAAGATTTTATTCAGCTCGGTGTTCAAAAACGAAAGCGACTCCATGTTCGATGAAAGTAACAGTAATATGTGGCCGATCGACAATGAAGGATCGCTGTGGAAGCAGTATTCTGATCGAGTAATGGTTTCGAAAAATGACGTTATACAAATCAAGGTGCATTCGCTGAATGGCTCACTGGAAGAAACCGTAATCAACGATATAGAAGCGATTGTTGATGTTCCGGATCGAAACGAACATTTTGATGACTTGGCTATCGCACAAGAAGGAACACAACTTCCAATCGTTACTCCACACTACAAAACGACGGCTGTTCACATCGATGCGATCCAAGGTAGCGCAGTAAATTTCCGATTTATTTCAAAAACCCCGTGTATTATTCAGCTGATTGATAAAGGCGGGGATAGTGTTGCCGGATTCGTAGACGTTTCCTGGCAAGGTTATGAGGAGGATAAGTAAATGGCAATTCCAAAGTTATACCCAGATGTTGAGCAAGCATTAAGGTATCCTGACAATTTAGGGAATGGAGGCACTACGCAACATGAGTTCCAGGAATTTATTAGGAACATCTATGGTGTCTTAGCCGGATGCGTCAAGTCTGGTGGGGTGTGGCAGCCAAATTCTGCAGTTAGCGTGGGGGATATTGTCATCGCCCCAGAAATGGCCGCAGGGACAAAAGCGCTTGTGACGCAAGCGGGGGTAACAAGTAACAATGAACCCGTGTGGGGCGATGTTGGAACAACTATAACAGACGGGACAGTAAAGTATACAATTATTCCGTCATATGTTCTTGTCGCAACTAATGAAGAAACATCAGCAGGGACGGACGCGAGAAAAGCAGTATCTCCGGCGGGGTTGCACAATGTCACAGAAACGATTAAGGAGTATGTCGATGGCAAGAATGCAGATGTGAATAAAAAGATTGATGATACAAAAGGCGAACTCATTAAATACGCTGATAGATATAGGAATACGACGACTTATCAAAGAAGCGTTCTTCCAGAATCTGCGAAGACGAAAATTATTATTTCCCCGTCATTGGTCGGAATCTCGAACGCAATTTATCAGTCGGAATCGAGCACATCGCTTGATTTAACAAAATCAACGTCATGGGATAATCCCAATTACATTGCGAACACTAATCGCGCGGGCAAAGATTTCTACATCTATGCATGTATACCGGACAGTGGGACAGAACCCAAATTTATTCTGTCTGCTAACAGTACCGTACCCACTAAGTATACGGCGGACAATTCTAGAAAAATTGGTGGGTTTCACTGCTTATGTGCAGACGTTGGTACAATCAGCGGACACTCACTTTCGGGATATATAAAAGGGGATATCCTTCCAGCATCCGTGTGGGACTTGTTGCATAGATGCAAAGGCGAAAATGAAGGTATGGTATATGATGCTTATGACGACGTGTGGATTGGTATTTACTTGCTCTCGTATGATAATGGTCGTGCTGTAAGCCGGTTTAATGGCGTTATTCTCGATGGCGAAAGCACGCCGAAAACGCACGGTTTGTGGTTTACAGAAACGCTCGCAAAGCAGAAAATGCGTCTCCCATATTTGCATGAATTTTTCAACGCACTTAAAGGATGCCAAGAGCAGGTAAATATTAGCGGTTCAAAAGACTGGAACACGACTGGCGGTCATGTGTACACAAACGACGTTCGTTGCATTTCGAACATTGGGCTTGAAGATCCTACTGGATTTATGTGGCAGTGGAGTAATAACTATGGTATGGCTGGTGGGTCAGGATGGGGATCGTCTGCATATGATTCACAAGTGGATAGCGTGAATCGTGGCGGAACATATGGAAACCTCTGGTTGCCCCGCGTTGGTGGTAGGTGGACTGATGGGTCGTATTGCGGCTCCCGCTCGGTCTATGGTAGCCATGTGGCGGCTGACCGCAATGCGGACAGCGGGGCTCGCCCTGCGTCTGAGCCAAGGGTCGTAATTATCTAAGTCGAGGTGGTCGATATGGTCGATAGTTCGTAGCGGTCAATATGGTCGCAAATCGAAATCGCAAGTTGCAAGTCGGCTGGCGTTGGCTTGTAAGTCGCTGGTTGCCCCACGTTGGTAGTAAGTGGAATAATGGGTCGAATTGCGGCTCCCGCTCGGTCAATGGTAACAATGTGGCGGCTAACCGCAATGCGAACAACGGGGCTCGCCCTGCGTCTGATACTAGAGAAATAAAGCGTCTTAGCCTAATCCCTTGGCTGGACTTACAAGCCATGGCATTGTGCCAAAATACATTACGGGAAAATGGCGGGGTTAGTAGAAATCATCGAAAGTTCCGCCATTAAAAGAGGTGAATAATATGAAACGATATGGAAATTTATGGGATGAGGTCATATCCGAAGATAACTTGAGGCAAGCATACAAAAATGCATGTCGGTCAAACAACAAGAAATCTCATGCAACGAAGAACTCCATTCGCCGCACGAAAGATCATCTTGACGATTGCATTAAGTATTTACAGTACATTTTATCCCATAAAACGTGGAAACCATCAAAATATAAAGAACGTGTGATTTACGAACCAAAGAAAAGGACGATCTACATTGCGAAGTTCTTTCCGGACAGAGTGTTGCACCATGCATTTGTTGACGTTGCCATGCGAGTGTGGGATAAGCTCATGATTTACGATACGTACTCATGCCGCGTAGGGAAGGGACAACACAAGGGCAGTCGCCGGTGTATGGAGTTTATCAGGAAGTACAAGTATTGTTTGAAGTGCGACATTTCAAAATTTTATCCGTCTCTTGACCATGATTTAATAAAAACTATTATTCGGAGAAAAATCAAAGACAAAAATCTTTTATGGGCGCTTGATTTGGTTATTGACAGCTTCAAAGGCAGAAAGAACGCCCCAATCGGCAATCTAACCTCACAATGGTTTGGCAATTTATATTTATCAGGGTTAGACGATTTTGTGAAACAGACGTTGCACATTAAAGGCTATATCCGATATTGCGATGACTTCATTTTGTTCGGGAATAGCAAGACAGAGCTCCGAGACGCCGGCTGTCGAGTACGAGATTTTGTGGAGAGCCAACTGTTACTCAGCTTTTCAAAATTTGATTTGTTCCCAGTGACGCGCGGGATAGACTTTTTGGGGTACAGGCATTTCCCTAACGGTTGTATTCTTGTGCGGAAAACAACAGCTAAACGCATGAAACGGAAGTTAAAAGAACTGCCGCATTTGATACGAATGCACAGGAAGCGCCCGGAGAAAGCGTTATCTACTATTGCGAGCATTGAGGGTTGGCTGAAACACGCAAATACGCATAACTTTCAAATTTCGTTACAACTGCAAAGATTGAAGGAGGAAATCAAGAGTGAACAAATTCAGCCAGTTTGCAAAGAAACAGGATTTACGCCTTGACGGTGATAAGGTCAATATAGCGGATATTTTCAATAAGACTATCTGCGTAACAGGATATCGTATCATGCAATCACGGGCAGTAAAGGATAAGGAAGTGCTGCAACTTCAATTTTCATTCCCCGATGATACGTCTCGTAAAATTATATTCACAAATTCGGATGTGCTTATGCGGCAAGTAAAAGAGTACGAAAGCTATATCCCGTTTGAAGCAAAGATTATCAAGACAGGTAGTTGTTACACATTTGTTCAGGAGGATGAGTAAGATGGTTGGATATCCAAAGTATCTGAATACGAAAGATGATTATGAGTTCGTAAGGAAGAATTTTCCCAAAGATATGTGGCAGTCTGCGTTCGAGTCTCTTTTAGACACTCGCCGCGATTGGTTTAATGAGGGGGAAATCACTGGAACCGGTATCACCGACGAGACGCATAAGGTTATAATTGACGAACAGAGCGGCGCAAAGTATCAGTATGTGTACAAAGAAAACCCAAATTGTCGGATGGAACAACTGGGGTATACAGAAGATGAAATAACAGCCATTTTGGGATAAACAACGAAAGGAGATAATTTATGAACTATCAGAAAACTGCAAAGGAAATCGTTTTGAATTATGTAAACAAACATCTCGATAAAACAGATAATATACAGGTTACATCAGATGATGTTTATATTGTTTGGTTTTGCAAAACCTTACAGAACTGGAAATCATTGGTGTCAACTGACTTGCCTGACGGTATGTATTATGAAGTTACATACAATGGTGACAAGAAAGAAGTATACCTTGATGCATACAAGAAATTTGAGAATCAGAAGATTGATGTGTCTCAAATTTAATGGTGTGAAAATTCCTTAATATAGGGGGCTAATATGCTTACTGGTAAAGAATATCTTGATATGTCTTCGGACGACACGAAGACTCGCGAATTACATAATATCATCTGTGAATACTTGGATAGTCTTACTTTTGACACCGCAGACCCGAAGGCAAAACGTATGTTACTCAAACTGCATGAGCTAGACTATGGCCCGTATTTTGATAACGATATTGCTATCAAGGCGGTAGACAATATGAAAAATGTTGACGGCACTACTGGTCCGCACTGGGCGTTTGCAGAAGTAGAGAAGGAAGCCCAAAAACGTAACATTGATCGTCCTGCAGATTTGTATTATGCGATTAACATGCTGTATAGCGATCTCTCTAAGGTCTTAGGTAACGACCCAGAAAAGTATATCGCAGTAGCTAAAGCTCTTTATTGGGATGACCCCGATATGCCAGAAGGTAAACTATTCAAACAGTACGTAGCCACCATCTAATCCTTATATCATAAGAATTTTGATATGAACATCATGAGCAACGAAAGGAAATGTGATTATCATGAAAGCAGAACGGAAAGCAGTTAAAGAGTGGCTTAGAACGATGGATCGCGGCGAGTATGAGCGGATGCTTCGCGATGCGTTGTTTACGGAAACAGAACTTAGATACATTCGTATGCGATGCATTGAGGGCAAGTCTTTCAAAGAAATAGCTATCGAATGTGGGCTTTCCAGGCGGACAATGTGTAGCATAGCGAAACGAATAGCGGATAAAATGCACAAATTTATCATAAAGAATGGATTTAATTCTCACTAATTATGCACCATTTCAATCGTATAGTAGACTATGATACTCATAGATAGGAGGGATTGAAATGTACATGAATGGTTATCCAGCATACCCATATGGAGCCGCCCCGCAAATGCAAGAGCGGCTTATGCAAATGGAGCAGCAGAAATACGGGATGCAGATCCCGCAGTACACCATGGGGAATATTGTATCTAGCATGGAAGAAGCCAGGATGCGTGAGATTATCCCTAACGGCACTTCTTATTATTTCCCTTCCCCTTCAGAGAACCGGATTTATGAGAAATCTACGGATCTGAATGGTCAGCAGGTTTTCAAGGCTTATGAATTAGTTGAGCTTCCAAGCGTAACACCAGCCACTACAGGCAGTGTAAAAGCATTGGAGGCACGCATTCAGAATATAGAGAATTTGTTGCAAGAATTGGTAGGAGGTACAGAAAATGCTCAATCCAATGCAGCTAATGGGAATGGTCACGCAGGCGCAGAATCCAATGAACCTGTTACAGCAAGTGGCAGGGCAAAACCCTTTAATGGGAAGGGCCCTGCAAATGGGGCAAGGTAAATCTGTAGAGGAGCTGCAAACCATCGCAAGGAACTTGGCACGGCAGCGCGGCATGAATGAAGCGCAGTTGAATAATTTCTTATCTCCATTTGGTCTGAAACTCTAGCTAGAGTTTATATACAGTATTTTCCAAAAAGGAGGAAATCAAAATGGATGGAAATGGTATGCAGACAGTGATGCCAGTATCCGGCGGCTATGGAGATGGGTTCGGATGCGGAGGCGGCATGTGGTTTATGTGGCTCGTCGTCATCTTCGCTCTGATGGGTGGAGGCGGTTTCGGCGGTTGGAATAATCGAGGGAACACACTGACACAGGCAGAGATGCAGGCCGGGTTTAATCATCAGGACGAGATGTCTCAGATTCGCGGCCTTACCTATGGTATCGCAGATTCTACTTTTGCACTGAACAATTCTATCCTGAATGGGCAGGCAGAATTAAATCGTAATGTTATGCAGGGAAATTTCGACTTGCAGAAAACGATGATGCAGGGAGATTGGGGAATCGGTCAGCAGCTCAATGATAATAGGTTTGCACAGCAGCAGTGTTGCTGCGAGACAAACCGCAATATTGACAGCGTAAGGGCTGATGCTTATCAGAATACCTGCAAGATCACCACGGCAATTCATGAAGAAGCGGAAAAGACCCGCGGCATGATTGCAGCCAATACCATGCAGGAACTCAGAGACAAGCTCGCAGACCGTGATCGGGATCTGCAGACGGCTAGATTCAATCTTAGCCAGTTTGCTCAGACGGCGGCAGTAGTCAATCAGATTCGCCCATATCCACAGCCAGCTTACATTACTTCCAGCCCGTATCAGTCTATGGGCTATGGTACTTGCAATGGCGTTGTAGTTTAATTCCGCGATAGGCGTGACCAAGGGACGGTTTGCGCCGTCCCTTTTCTGTGAGGTGATAGATATGTGTAATGGGAATGCCGTTCTCACAACGGCGGTGGCAGTTTCCGGCGGAAATTTGGTGCTTACCATTCCGGCGGGAACATACAACAATTGCAGTAACATGATGTTAAGGCTAGCACAGGATATACCGCTGAATGCCACAAATCTTATGCCGGTTGTCATTCAGATCGGAGTTGGTACTACATTGTATCCGGTTCGTCAGAAATCCGGTCATAACCTGTATGCTACGCAGATTCGCACACGTCGTAATTATATATTGCATGTAGCGGCGGACGCTGGCGCATTTACGCTGATCCATGGATGTTTGAATAATTGTAATTGCGGCGCGGTAGCTAGTCTATCCTAACCGTTCTAATGCCCCTTTACGGGGCATTTTTTTGTGAGGTGAATATAATGGACGATATCACCATATCTATACTAACTCAGATCATATACGCGGCTATTACTTTTGCGGCCGGGTATAGCTGGAACAAATCTAAGAGCTTGGTTTGCATCGAAAAAAACATGCAAAAAGGGATAGGCGTTATTTTAAAGATCGAGTTAAGGCGTATTCATAGCCGTGGGATGAGGAGAAGGTATATTACCTATGATGAAGAATCTATGGCAGAAGAAATCTATACGATCTATCACGCTTTAGGATTAAACGGACAAGGGACAGCCATGATTCATGATTTACGAAAATTGCCGAAACGGGAGGATTGCGTAAATGCTAAAACGTATACAAGAGACGTTTAAGAAGCTATCGAAAATGAAGGTGCAAACCTCTATGAAAATCATCTATCTGTACGGCGGCGGGCTGTCTATTCTTACTATTCTTATGGTCCTTTCGTGGGGAGTGAACTGGTATCATTCCGGCGCACCGGACCTGAATAGTCTGATAAGTATTTTCAAAGAATATACCGCACCGGCTGTAGTGGCGGCGTTCACCTTTGTTTCCGTCTTCTGCATCGATACTGATGGTGACGGAAGACCGGATGCGGCTCAGAAGCAAGCAGAGAAAAATCAGCCGACACCACCGCCAGCCATTCCTATTAGATTGGAGAATAAAAAATGAATATAAAAGAAGTGGAAGATGCATTGCGAGAGGCAAGACCTGAATTCTACAAATATCCATATCCGGTAAAAGTGTATTGGCATTGGACGGCGGGGCACAGGGATATGACGTTCAATGATTACCATTTCTGCATTGACGGATCCGGGGATATTATCCAGACGCTGCCATTGAATTTTATTCCCACGGCAACGTATAGGAGAAATACCGGATCTATCGCCATTGCCTTGTGCGGATGTTGCGGTGCACAGGCATTTAAGGGGAATCCAGATTATTGCCGTCTCGGTGATGAACCGCCGACGGACGATCAGATTGAAGCGCTTGCCATGCTTTCTGCGAAGATTGCGCAGGTATTTGATATAAATATTGATATCGAGCATTTCATGACGCACGCAGAGGCGGCAGACAATATGGATGGATATGACGCGCACGAACCGTATGGACCAAATTCCACTTGCGAAAGGTGGGATCTGGCAGTGCTCCATGAGGATGACGAATGGATGAGCGGCGGTGACACGCTTCGCGGAAAGGCTATTTTCTACAGATCGCAGATGGATATGCTCGATGAGGAGTAAATCGAGAAGTAACGATGTTTTTATTTGGCTTTACAGGCGTTTTCTGTGCATGCCACGATACATTTATCAAAAGATCGGCGCGAACGCCTGTAGCATGCCAAATTCGCTGAATTTCACGCTTTTGGGCGTTTGCATAAGAAGGAAGAGTGGCGGGTTATGTATGAATACTTTAAAAAGAACCGTAACGCTATATTTAGTAGCGTTATTGTTCTCATTCTCATTTGTGTTTTTGCCTTTTTCATCCTGCGAAGCGGCACAGGTGTATCAGATATCGGAGGAGCAGTTGACAGAGCTATCGATGATAACAAAGAGGTGGGAAGAGAGATTGGCGCTGCTACAGACGAAGTTAAGCGTGCTGGAAATGAGCTCGACGGGGCAAGAGAAGGAATTGACCGAAGTATTAAGTCAATTACAGAAGTCAAAGAATCAGCTGGCAGAAACACAGAAGAGCTTAGAGAGTGCGAACGTCTCATTAGAGAAGGCAAAGCTGATTATCAGCGAGCAAGAGAAGCTCTTGATGCAATTAGAAAAAGCGGTGAAGGATCTGGAACATAGGGCGCGCTTGGCAAAGAGACAGCGTAATGCGTGGGCGGCCTTATCCGGCGGGTTATTACTTTATGGCATAGCAAAATGAATAGATATACAAGACGGCGGGATATCCCGCCGTCTTTTTTTATGCCTTTATGCAAATGTGCATAGAACTGTATGCAAAATAGGAGGATATCATGAAAATCAAAATCAAGGAAACAATGGACAAATAAATTCGTTAGTGCTAAAATACTGGTAGCCTCCAAAGGCTAATAAAATAACGGAAGGGAAGGGAGCATATCGGTACGCCGGTATGCTCTTTTCCTTTATACCAAAAGCAATATGATATAAAATATTTCTATTACAAATTAGTTGCGGATAAATCCCCCATAACGTATAATACAGTCATGGAGCGCTCCTATTTTACTGCCGCATAGGCAGCTTAGAGGTTAGGGACGCTCCTCTGTCTAGGGGGGGACGCTCTCTAGTGGATTAAAATGCGTATAGCATAGAAAAAGAGCAGCTTATCCTTATGGGTGGCTGCTCTTTTTCTATTTTATGTGAGTAGGTGAGTATATGGATATAAAGAATAGCGTTCCGATGCGGCTATTGGCAGCTGAGAAGATCAAGCATCCGTACTTCTTTAAAAGGATTGAACAGTTAGTAAGAGATAAAGAGGCGGCGTGGGATCTCACATACTGCTATTGCCCTATATGGGTAGGGATGTCATATGTACTGAAGCTAGAGGGATTAAAAGAGATAAATATCATGGTGTCATCAGAAGGCGCGAAGCTGGCTACCTTGATTTCCTGGCGGCAGTCTAAAAACATCTACGATATAGACGAAGGGCTGATAGAGGAGTTCGTGGAAAGATCTGATGGGAATATGGAGATAACATCGGACATGCTGGTGCTGCCTACATGGTGTATTTATCTTAAAATCCCACTTATAACTGAATTTTCCGGTGCATTTGTCATGTTTGACGAGCATGAAAGTGGTGGGAAGGAGCTCTTTATTGCGCCCGTGACCGATGATTGCCAGTTTGTAACGGCTATCTATTTAAAGATCCCGAAAGAGCCACGGATGTTAAGTGATATCATCAAGGAGCAGTTCGAGGAGAGTGTAGGGAAGGGGAATACTAAGGAATACGGTTTCACTACCGATGATGTACAGCGGTATTATGAAGGTTCTATGAAAACGATCAAGCTTGTTATCAATATACTAATGTACATGTCGGCGGTGAATGCAGAAATAGTATTCAAGAACGAAAGATCTTATAAAGTGACTAAGAAAATCAAAGATACGCCACGCGAGGTGAAAACGTTCACGGTCGGGGAGAAAACAGGCTATAGGATCCGTACTCTAAAAAAGGCAGTAGTGAGATATAATGAATCTCAATCGTCCGGCGGGCATCATAGATCGCCTGTGATGCATGTAAGAAGAGCTCATTATCATACATTTTTGTTCGGTAAGGGCAGGAAGGAGAAACGCTTAAAGTGGCTGCCGCCTGTCATCGTAAATGGGAACCAGGAACCGGTGGATATAGTGACTATCACGAAGGTGAAAAAAGAATAGCAGGTGAAAAAGGTACTTCTTTTAGTTTCAAAAAAATTGAATTTGGGCCGTATAGAGAAATTTCAAGGTACTTCTTTTCATTTGAAATAAATTGAATCGTGACCGTAATAAAAAAATCCAACTTGCACAAACAATGTACAAGCTGGATTTTTTATTATGACAGGATAGAGAAATATTCATATTATGAATAATGCCATGCAAGGAGCGCCATCTGATAGTGACGGCGCTCCTTGCGTTGAAAGGAATGAGGTTAGTAGTTATGCTGAGAAAAGAATTGGGAAGAAGCATAACTACTTGATTATTATAATGGAACGGAAGAAATAAATATAGAGAGAAGAGTTTGGCGTTGCTGGCGCAATAACATACTACGCCAGTGACTTGCCGATCAATTTTAATTCAATTCATCTTAATTCAATTCAATTCATTTTTAATTCATTTCAATTCGATCTGAATATATTGGATCAAATCGAAGAAAGTACAGATTTGTATTTTTATGACTTTTCTGCCTCATGCCAACTTGTATGATTATGTTATAATATTTGGCTTTGTGATTTGGCTAAGGCAACATGGCATGCTTCTAAAAATTTAGCACAAGATTGATATTGAGCGCAGGGCATGGGGCACTAATGTAGAAAGCATGCGGCGTTTCCGGCGGAGCTGATGCAGTCAAAAGAAAGTCTGGCATGTGAAGCGGGAGTATATTTGGGGCGGCTCCGGCGGGCCATGACGATGCAGGTTTATATTTACATCTGTTGGCATTTCGAATTGTCGGGAAATGCAAACTTGCGTTTATATCAATGCTGGTTTGCGTTTACGCACAGATCGCCCATAAAAAAATTTTGCAAGTTGTCGTTTACGCGAAAATAATTTTGCAAGTTTGCGTTTACGCAAAAATCTGGTCGAATTACGCGCCCGATTGTCGTTACTGGTCGATAAAACTACGTTCCAATATAGCGCGTTGACAATATACTATACCACCATAGGCGGGCACGCCCCCCCATCCACCCACCAGCACCGCAGCCGTGGTGAAAGGGACGCCATGGACGCGCTAGGATCACCACCACAAGCACCGCACGACGCGGGGAAATTAGACGCCCTGAACGTGCCCGGATCAGCCCCCCCACGCCCGCCATGTGCGGAAGAAGGGGGGGGGGATACCACGGACGCGCCGGGATCACCACTCGCGGCCGCAGCCACGGAAGGATGGGACGCGCCCGGATCAGCACACCGCCACCCCCGCCGTGGCGGAAGGGGAAGGGGGGGCGCTGTGCCGGATCATCCCCAACGCCAGCACGCCGCGGAAGAAGGGACGCCCCGGACCTTCCGGATCATCCCCAACGCCAGCACGCCGCGGAAGAAGGGACGCCCCGGACCTTCCGGATCATCCCCAACGCCAGCACGCCGCGGAAGAAGGGACGCCCCGGACCTTCCGGATCATCCCCAGCGCCGCACGCCGCGGGGGAAGCGACGCCATGGACGCGCCGGACCATCCACCAGCGCCAGCACGGCACGGGGACGCCATCGGGTCCCCTTCTTCCGTTCGTTCGCCTCTATGATTTGTATTTTCTCCCGCGTTACTTGTACCAGCTTCCGAGTATAAAAAAACGGCCTCAATGGGCCGCTTTTTTAGTTAGTCACATAAATTTGATTATAATTCCCGTATATCCTGATGTATAAATTTCAAATCCCCCTTTATTAGTAAATTTTATGTATTTTCCATCCGAACCGTAAATTTTTAAATATTCTTCGGTTGTTGTAAAAATCAATTTATAATAATCTGGAATGCTTGCGTAGCAAGGGATTACGTGCGCTTTGCATGTTAGATCATGGGAATTAGTTTCAAACGCTTTCAAGTTTTGTATATCTCCGTACCAATTCGCCCCCGCTGCTGTGAGAAAACCGGCGCGCGCTGGCCCAACTCGCAAAGTTATATCATGATAGTCATGATATTTTTCAAAATCAATGTATGGTTCATCTCTTAATTTTTCTCTTTCCTCCCGTTTCGCTTTTTCCTCCGGCGTTTCAAGATCCGGAAATTCAGAAAGATCTATTGAATCTTCGAAAGCGTCCAATAAATCGAATGCTTCCATGAATTTTTGCGAGTAGTAAGCGATCATTTTTTTTCGCTCCATCTGCTCCCTTGATATTTTTGTTAGTTTCCAGTCTTTCCCCGTAAATTCAATGATTACCGCTGTTGCAAGTGCGCTTGAATTATATTTATATGCATTCGGCAATTTTTTTTCAGCATATGGCATCCAGTCAAAGCTACATCCTTTAAGCGCATTTTTTGGCACTAAATTATTAAATTTTTCAAAAAGATTTTTCGCTTCGGCGAAAATGTAGCGTTCATCGATTGTGCGCGTTTTATAGCTGCGCTGGAAATCTGCTAGGACTTCTGCAATTTTTTCACGGTTCTTTTCTGTGATTAAAATATTTAATTTCTTTTCTTTTTCATTTTTACCGTACATTTTTTTATTCCTTTCCGGCGCTGCTTCGCCTGTTCTTATTTTTTTACCTTCCCAAAATGCACATAATAATCAATAAAATTAAAAGAGATATTACCATTTTACCACCTGCCTTCTTATCGAAGTAGGATCAATTTATTTTTTCGTATCCCAGAATGGTTATATAATCCCTTTATTGTGAAGACTGCTATAGAATCCGTCCCCTATGATTACATGGTCAAGGACTTCGCAATCAATAAATTTTGCTGCTTTTGCAATACTCTTTGTGATTTCTATATCTTCCTCTGACGGGTCAGAAAATCCGGAAGGGTGATTGTGAATTAGTATTATCCCGTGGGCTTTGTACCGGATTGCCCATCTCATTATTTCTTTAACATCTACAGGGACGGCGTCAAGACCGCCAATAGAGATTTCTCTATAGCCTAGAAGTCGGCACTTCACATTGACAAATGCGGCGAAGAAATGCTCTTGCGTTTCGTTGCGAAGCTGCTTCATGAAAAAGGCGGCGACGTTTTCCGGATCGCTGAAATTCTCTAGGATTCTTTTGTCATGTGCATGGGCCAGACGAAAACCAAGCTCGATCGCGGCAGCAACTTTTATCGCTGCCGTTTTCGTTAAGCCCGCGGAAACAAAGTCCCGCCAATCTGCGGTGCTAAGGGCTGGCGCTGCCGCACCGTAGGGCGCGACGCACTCACGAATTACCCCATCCGCCTTTGCACGCGAATCTTTGCCGCCAATAATGAGCGCGAGCAAGTCATAAAGATTTGTTGCTTTTCCGCATTCTTCAAATCTGCTCATCGGTGATTCATCTTTCAACATTTTATTTTACCTCCTGGATGTTTAATGTTCTTGCACTAAATAAAATAACGGAATGGGGCGGCGCTGTTTATAGTACAGCGCCCCAGAAACTAGAAAATGCAATCTTCTTTTGCTTCCACCTTTAAATCTTATAGTTACTATCTTTAAATGAGTAAATCTCTTTATTTACGAATTCTTCCCATGCCATCGCGAACGCTGCCGCCTCATAGCTGCTAACGTATGGATCCATGCGGCGCTGCGTGCACGCGCACACAATAAAATTAAATTCCGGGCAATTGTCGAATTTATCCCAAAATTTTTCGGCATATTCCTTTTCTTTCCCCGATTCATTTTTATAAAGTTCGGTGCATTTCTCTTTGACGGACTTCACGAGCCGATCAAGTAGAATAATCGGTGCGTATTCCCTTTTTGTGTATTCGCGTTGATTTTCCTTTCCGGCGGGGCGTGTGCCTGCACTTAAATCTGACGATTACGCGCCTAGCTTATCCTCAAGCCATTCCGATACCTTATAAATAACTTCTTCGTAAAATGCCCATGCGATATTATTTTTCGCGGTTCTTTCGCTTTTTATGAAATCGGAGGCCTTCATAGTTTCATCAATCCAGTCATAACCGACCCCGTCAAAATAATCATTGATATCGTCAATAAAGTGATTATAAAATCTAACGGTATCATCGTACCAAATCATGCTACTGACCGTACCAGAGATGCATCCATGATATGTGATTTCTTTGCATCGTCCGTGCAATTTTTTCACTTCATCCGTCATTCCACTGTATTTATAGTTACCGTGGAAATCTTCGAATAGGTCATTGATAACCCATCTTTTACCTTCGCATGTGCCAAGATCCTTTATGATCGCGTTTTTCAAAAAATCCATAACTTTTCCTTTCCGGCGGATTGCTTAAATCTGCGCTTAAAATATAAACATTATCAGTATTTCCCCTTATAGGTGGGCGGCCCATGCGGGCCGCTTTGCTTACTTGCTGCAATCGTAGGCAATGTATGTCCATACCATCGGCATGATAAACGCTGGAAGCACCGCCGCGGCGTTTGTAAAATCTCCCTTGCTAACGAAAATAGCGACCATGTAAAACAGCCAAACGACTACCGGGCTTGCAACCGCAATAATTAACCCTGGGATTAACCCTGGAATAAATTTCCCCATTTTGTGTACCTCCTGTATAAATCACTTAATTCACCTTATGTATATATTATATCATATTGATATAAAAAAGCAAGTAGAAAACTTGTTATTTCCGTATTTTTTATGCTCTTTTTGACAAAAAAATATTTTTATGATATTCTTTATGCAAGAGGTGATACAATGACAAAAGACGAATTAAACACATTTATCAGGGTTAAAATGATAGAGAGCGGCAAAATGACGCAAGCTAAAGCCGCCGCCTTTTTGGGCATGCCGCAAAGTAACTTTTCACGGAAGTTAAGATCCGGTACATTCACATACATTGAAATGGAAAAGCTGGCGGAAACGCTAGGATACACAATTGAATGGATTAAAAAATAGAGATGAAAAAGATCTGACGAATTGTCAGATCTTTTTTTATTTCCCGGCGGGCTGTCTAGGTCGGCGGCGGATGATCGGCGTGCTGCTTCCGCTGGCTGTCTGCTGAACGGCTACGGCGTCCATCCTCTTCCGGTTTCGTGGGATCACGCCCGCATGCCCCGCGTCCGTCTGCTGGACAGGTGCGCCGTCCGTCGTCTTCCGGTTTCGTGGGACGCGCCCCGCCATGCCCCGCTTGGCTGCCTGCTGGATGTGTGTGGCGTCTGTCCTCTTCCGGACGGCGGGGGGCGCATGTCGGGATCAGCTGGACGCGCCCCGCGTCCGTCCCTTCCGGTGCGGGGGCACGTCCAGGGCGTCCGCTGCGTCCGGCATGGCACGGGCGGCAAGGTACTACCGGGCCGGGGGACGCGCTAATGGTCGGCATCCCCGCCGCGCGTCTCTGTTTTTGAAATTTTGAAAATGGGTTACGTATTATACATTTTTGCTACTGCTGCCAAAATCATAAATGGCGTTTTGTTAGGTTGCACTGTACGAATAAGGACTTTTTTGATAAAATAATTTCAGGCGGGAAAATGGCTGATTTGTAAACCGATTAGCCGATTTTCACTTAAATGGTCCTTCGGTACGGCGGGTACGGAGTGTTATCGATTGGAAACACATCCACTGGTCCGAATCCAGTTAAGACCCAGTGGGGAGAGCTGTCCACCCGTTCCCACAATCGCGGGGATTTAGCTCAATTTGGTAGAGCAGACGGCTCATAACCGTCCAGGCACAGGTTCAAATCCTGTAGTCCCCACCAGCGGTGTTGGTAGGCACCGTAAAACCTCCGAGAGTGAGTGTGTTGTAAATCCACATTCACTTGCGGCTGCTTTCAGAAAAGCCGCAAACAATTTAACAGCCTTCCGGGACGAAAACAACTGATATCTTGTGCCAGCATATATCATAAATTTGTTTCAAACCAATCGGCTTTCCCAGAAGGCTAAAAAGAAAAGCCCGTCGAGCATGCGCTCGGCGGGCTATCATCATACAGCAATGCGGATACAGAAGTATCTTTCATAAAAAATAAGGCTATTTAGTTCGTGTGTGTGTAAAATATGTCCACCA